ACGAAGCCCTGGATCGGTTCCCACGCACCGGGCATGACCTGGATCTGCCACTGACCGAGCTGGACGGAGCGACCCTGGCCACCACCGAACAGTGACGAGATTCGCCCCATCGTTCGACCACCGGGTTGCGGGCGAACCTCATCACCGGACTTGATCGACCACCGCATGCCGATGAGAGGTTCCTTCTGCCCAACAAGGTAGCACTTTCCAACCAGCGGGAGGTGTAGGCCGAGTGCCTCGTTGTTCTCGGGGTTGGAGATCTCAGCCATCAGGTCCGCGGCGGGACCGTCCTGCAGGATCCGCGGCTCGGACTCGCCCTTGACCCGCACCGCTGCGACGAGACGAACACGTGAGATCGCCTGGGCCAGCCACCAGTGCGCGTAACCGAACTCACCGACGGTGTCGACGTAGTCCCAAACCTCATCCTGCCAGCGTTCGTAGCGGAACAGGATGTTTGCCCGCGGGTCGTCGGGCATGATCATACCGGCCGCCGTCAGCGACCCGTTGTGTCCGTCGCCGTTGACGCGGACGGGATACGGTGCGTTGGCCGGCAGTAGACTCGTCCGACGTCGATCCGACATCGGCCCTCCCTCAGTCGTTCGGCTCGTAGGTTGCGATGAGTCCGGTGACCGTGGAGGCGGCGAGCCAGATCAGGAAAGGCATGGGAACGCTGGTGTAGTACGTCAATCCCGTGACCAGGCCGGCCGAGACCCAGACCGAGACGCACCAGTCGCACTCGAGTAGGTATCCCAGGCTCTGACCTAGGACGCCCCAGTGTGCCCTGGGTCCCTCACGGTCGGGATGCTTGGCGCGGTGCCAGGTGCGGTACTCGTCGCTGGGATCGAACCAGTTGGTCACGTAGTAGCGCGGTACGGCGATGAGGGGGAACTTGTCACGCGTCACGAGTCGCGTCAAGCGGTGAACCGCCAGCGCGATGAGAAGGTAGAGCAACCACGTCGGCATGATGCTACGGTACTACGAAACCTAGGTGAGACCTAGGTGACACAAAAACGGCACCTAGGTGGGTACCTAGGTGCCGGGTTGAAGTCGAACTTCTTCGGTTGTCTTAGTCGAAGAACCCCAAGCTGGACGATCGCCGCGACTCGGCGTTCACCTCATCAGCGACGCTCCGCAAGCTCGTGATCTCTTCGATCTTGGTGATCACGTAGCCCGCCTTGAGCAGTTCGTTCTCCACGTGCTCCGCCATCGTGATCGCCGACGCTCGAAACTGCTCGGGTGCGTTACCCAGGAGCGCGTTGGTCAGCGCCTGGAACGCGCCCCGCTCTTCCTCGTTCCGTTCGATCTTGTCCATCAGTCCTCCCGGAAGTTCGGGTCGAAGGTCTCCTGGCCGGCGTGAACGCCCCGCTGGAACGCCTCGTCGATCTCGTCCTCCCACTTCTCAGCGATCTTCTCTGCCGCGGCGCGCGAGGTGCTGGTCTCGTACGCGATGACGGTGTCGATCCACTCGATCATCTCTTCCTTGGTCATGTCCTTCTCCTTACCGCCAGTTAAGGTGCGGGTACTTGTCCTCGAGCCGCTGGGTGATCTCGTCGTCGGACGCATACTCCACATCCTCCCAACCCGCCCAAATGTCGCCCTTGTAGGAAGCAGAGACGGTGGAGGTGCCGCGCGTCAGGGACTTATCACTCTTGCGACCCTTGCGACCCTTGTAGCTCACCACGAACTTGTTCGTCGCCAGCGCGTTGTACAGTGCGCTCCACACTCGCATGTACGCGTCGTGCAGGTCCTTGTCCTTCACGCTGTTCTTGAAGTTCCCGTAGTCGATGTCCTGTGCCATGCGAGCGAGCGCGAGCGACCACTCATCACGCGTGCAGTAGATGCGGAACTCGTAGTCACGATGTACCAGGCGCACGATCTCACCCGCATCCGGCATGTAGCGCCGCTTGAGCTCTCGCAGGTGCTCCGCACGCCGTGCACGAATCTGCAGGACTCGCTCATCACTGTTCTTGATGTCCTTCACGTCTCGCGTCACCGCAGAGAACGCACCAAAGTTGGTCAGTGTCCACATATCGATCATCCTCTCCTGTCCTCGTTGGTATCGCGCGTTCCCAGGAATCGAACCTGGCCCCGGTTCCCTCGCCGCCCTCCCCCAGAGACGGGTTCGGACCGGTCCGTTCACCTGTGCTACCGCTACACCAGAACGCTCACGAGGCTCATGACTTCCTCGTGCAGGTTAACACCCGTCGGTGCTTCACCGCTCGCCACCCGGTACTCGCACCCGGCCGGTCGGGGCCTAGGACCCGTCCCGCGCTCCTTCTCGCTGTGGCGATCAAGTAGGACTTTCGTCCTCCACACCCGCCTGGCTTCCCCGGCTTGCGGCCGGTTCCCATTCTGGGTATCCTACCTGGTGGTCTGCCGTGGTCCCCACGGGAGTCGAACCCGTGTTTCCCGGTTGAGAGCCGGGTGTCCTCCCTCTGGACGAGGAGACCGGTGCGGGCTATCAGGCCACCCGCCGGGCTTGGACTGTGATGCGGTTACATGATCTGGGAGTCGGTCGCGTTGACGATACCCATGTTGTTACGTGCGGCGCGCAGGTTGCGCCGGACGATCGTCGCGGCCTCGGGGAATGTGACGCCGAACGTCGCCATCGCGAGCTCGACAAGCATCCACTCGCCCATCGTTACCGCGTGCTCGATCTGCTCGGCGGGAGCGATGAGCTTCATAGCACTGGTCTTGCCGACGTACTGGGTGATCATGTGCACGAACACCTGCTCAGCGGTCGCGACGGTGGCGGCGTTGGCGATCTTCTCGAACTCGGCCTTCTCCTGCTCGTTCATATCCTGTCCTCTCATCGACTAGTTAAATAGTATCACATGTGGTGCGGTGGTGCAACCTGCTACTCCTGCACGAACCGCTTCATGATCTCAACGTCCACATCACCGTTCATGGAGTGCTTCCACGTACCGTCAGGCCATTCCATCCAGACACCTCGGTATCCCTCGTCAAGGGTGTCTTCGTAGTTCTTCATCGCGACCTGCGGAGTGCTGAACAGTCCCAAGTCCTCGTTCTCGTCGACCGTCACCATGTGCCAGACCGTGATCATCTTCTTCATCCTGTCCTGTCGTTGTCCCTGCTTATAGTATCATTATACACCACGGTGGGTCACTGTGCAACCGTAGTGCGGCACAAAGTGTGCCATTATGAGGTCACCAGCCACCACGCGCACCGGACGACGGCTCAAAGATGTCCTCTCGGTAGCCGTTCCAGACGTCGGCTGGTTCGTTGTTGCCGGCGAGCACGTCCCTGGTCATCGCCTCGATGTCCGGCATGATCGCCTCGTGGTGGACCTCGGTGAAGGCGAGTAGCAGCGCGTCGGACTTGTCGGGTGACGTGCCCGTTCGCTTGATGATCTCATCCTTACGCTCGATCTTCACCTTACCCGCGGAGTCGATGATCTCGTAGCGTGAGGCGGTAAGCTCGGCGATCGTGTCATCATCCACGCGCGTCAGATCCCAGCTGCGCAGCCGGCAGTTCTCACGTCCGATGCTCCAGTGCATGAACGCGCGCATGTTGAGAACCTTGTCCTCGTAGCCCGCGGGAGGTGACTGCGCGAAGTTGATCGCGACGACCTCCGCGTCGTGACTCGGGCTGGTGGCGGCCGCGTTGGAGCGGCTGCTGAGCTCCTTCAGTCGTCCGCAGATGCCCCAGCCGATCCCGGTCGAGTCGACCTTAACGCGGCGGACGTTCTCCTCCCTGAGGATGGCCGCGAGCTTGCCGACCGTCCGCATCGGGTCGCTGTCGATGAACACGTACTCATCCAGCGCGACGCGTCCCTGCCGGACCCGCAGGATCGTCCGGTCACCCCCGCCACCGACGTCGATGCCCGCCTCCTTGTCGACGCTCGGCTGGATGGGCAGCTCGGTGTTCTTGCAGGCGATCGCCCAGGCGTACGGGATCGTTGCGTACGGGTCACCGACGGTCGGGAAGATCCCCTGGCACTTCGACTGGAAGATTGCCGATTCCTCACCCCAGTGCTTCCGTCGGTCCTCGACCCACACGGGGTGGATGAGCACGTCACGAACGTGCTGCGGAACCTCCTCACCGGTGAAGTTCGGCGTGTCATCATAACCGATCTTAATGACGTTCCAGTCGCTGTCCGGCTTACACACCGCACCAAACTCGGTCTGCACATCATCTGGGTTGCCGATCACCAGGATCCGCGAGTGCTCGTTGGCAGCCAGCGTCGAGGCGGCATCCCACATCGACCGCACAACGCCGCAGGCCTCGTCGATGACGACGAGCAGCTTTCGCGCGTGGAGACCCTGGAAGGCATGGGTGTTGTAGTCGCTGGGCTTGCGCCCGAACGCGACGAGTTCACGGCCGATGTACCACTCCGTCAGGTTCGTCCGCCCGGGCAGTCCGGCGGACAGGTGTAGCCGGTTGATCTCGCGCCAGAGGATCGCCTCGACCTGTGGTGCGGTTGGCGCCGTCGTCACGACGAACGCCTCGCCTGGGAGGTGACAGTCCAGCCACCAGCACACGGACGTTCCAGCGACGAAGGACTTACCCGTCTCGTGACAGCTGTGAACGGCGGTCTTACGGTGATCACGAACGCTTGAGATGATCTCACGCTGCTTGGACCAGAGGAACAGGTTCGCTCGCTCTCTCGTCCACAGTACCGGGTCCCGCTGGTAGCGACGCCCGGGCGGGTCCGCTCGCTGGAGCATCGCCTGCCCGGGCGTTCCGATCGTCGGTATCGTGGGAAGTCTGGTCACGGTTCGACGGTAGTGCTAGGTGTCACCCCTAGACGTCCGGGGTGACCTCGGTCGGCTCGCCCGCGACGATGTTGACCCGCTCGGCGAGACCCACGACCACGTTGATCTGAAGGTCACCGGTGAGAGCGAGGCCGCCACCGGTGACATCAGCGTGAACGGTCGCGGTGCCGAGAACGCCGACCGCCGCGGCCACCCCGGTGCCGTCGCCGTTGTCGGTGAGGGCGATGATCGCCGGGTCGTCCACCGAGTACACGACGGCCGCGTCGGCCGGCGTAGCGACGGGGTTGCCGAGCTCGTCGGTCCACTGGATGGAGAGAGGTACCTGCTTATCGGCCATGAGGTCCATGAGGACGTCGGCCCTTCCTGTGTGAGAGGCCACGCGGCCTCGCGGATGACGATCTTCGGGTAGTGTGTCGTACGGCGCACCGACGTGCCACCGAAGTCTACTCGCGTGCAGACCCTTGACGGTGGCGGTGAGACTGAAGACGATGTCACCGAGGTCAATGTTCACCTGGTGTCCCTTCTGTCACCTTTAATACCGATTGTCGCCGCAGGGCTTCGTCATGTCAAGGAACGTCGTCACCGCTTGACCTTGCGTGGCCACAACCCACGGATCAGGTTCACCGCCAGGTAGCCACACGCCAGTGTAGTCATGATCCGGTACGGTACGTCACTCATGACGACAGGGTAGCGGTGTCGAGCAAACGAAATGGCACGGACCCAGGGAGTCCGTGCCATCTCTTGTTGATCCGCGTCGCCTACGCGCTACCGGAACAGTAGCAGGTACACCGTCAGGCCCCCGAACAGCAGCACCGCCGCGATGAAGACGATGATCATCTCAAGCTCGTTGTCGGGTGGAGGTGGTGGCCTTCTCACACCGTACCTCCGACACCGTTCCACAGCGCGCAGATCCCGCAGCAGATACCACCGACCGCGATCAGCACGGCGATGATGCCCGTCGTCCACGCGCGTGATCTGGCCTGCGTCTCCCGCTGGAAGTTTGCGTGTGATCGAATGTGCTGCATCACTCTCCGTTCCGGTTCTTGATGATCATCCAGAGGATCGCGGTGCCGAACAGCGCGACCATGACACCTCCGACGACGATATGTGCGAGCGTGAAGTTGTCGAACACGTCGTCACCGCTTCTTGAAGATCGACGCGACGCCGAACAGGACGAGCAGCACACCCACACCGATGGCGATGTAGCCCAGGCCGTCGACCTGCGACCAGTCACCGACCGCGAGAACCTGATTCATCCTTACCTCTCCTTCACTGGACTTACCGAGTAGACCCGACGGGACTCGAACCCGCCATTCAGCTCCAGTTCATCATCAACCCACGACGCAGGTTTCGCGACGATTCCCGTTCTGCTGCGAACCGCTCCAGCGGTGCTTCCGGCCTAGACGCCGGGCTCTCTACCTTTGAGCTATCGGACCCGTGGAGAGGTGAGGACTTGAACCTCACTGCCGGTAGCTAACCGGTCCTCCAGATGTAGCCCGGCGGTTACCCGCTGGCGCACCTCTCCGTGAGCCGCCTCGCGGCGGCCGTCTTACTCCTCCACGACCTGGAAGGTCGGGCGGTCCTCATCGAACTTCGACTCGTAGTCCTCGCGGATCTTCTCCGAGCGCTGGGTGCGCGCCAGGAACTCCTCGTAGGTCTCGTTCAGGTCGACCTCCGCCTGCTCGACCGCGTCACGTACACGGTCCCACTCACGATCCTCCGCCTGCTCGATCCGCAGGTCCTCCCGCTCCGCCATGTTGCACCTCCTTCATCGATCCGTTATGTCCAATTCCAGTGTCACCTTCATGTCGACGAGCGTACCGAGGTCGTCGATCTCGCGCCGCCAGTTGCCCCGGTGAGGAGACTGGCAGTTCACACAGAAGTTGTGCCGCTTCGCTTCCTCATACGCAACCTCGATCGCGGCTTCCTTCTCCAGCTCGTAGTCACCCTCATCTTCAACCTCGACATCGAGGTACAACCACGTGAGCTGGGGGATGCCGACCGTGAACTTGCGAGTTCCCATCATCCTGTCCTCTCATCGGTGTTTCACCGTTGAGATTATAGTACCACACACTGTGATGTGGTGCAAACTAGTGACGTGAAGAGTGAAGCGCGAGTGCCGCGAGGCCGAGAAACAGTGCAACGACGACGGGCCAGAACCACGGCGAGTGAAACAGCGGGTTCATGACCTCATCCAGCGGCACGCGCGTCGGTGTCGGGACGGGTGAAGGTGTTGATGTCATCACCAAACCAACCTCTCGTTCTCGTTACGCTCGGTGATTCCCAGCTCACGTAGGCGCCGAGGCGGGTTCGGTGTTCTCGGATGATGGTTCATCCAGCGGTTCCACATGGAGAAGCACGACGTGCACATGCCTCGTGCCTCGTGAACCCGCTCGGGGTGGCAGACCGCATGAAGCCCGGTTCGCACGGTGACCACGACGGTGTGATCGTGGTAGCGTCGCACGGGATCGTCATAGCCGTAGCCTCGGCCGATGCCGAGGTCCACATCAACGAGTCCTCGGGTCCTCATCGTGCCGACGCCGGTACGGTGCATCCGGCCGGTTGGCACGGCTCCGTCGGTCCACTTACCGGCTCACAGCCGGACAGCATCATCACCAGCCCAACGGCGCTCACGATGATCACGATAAGGGGCAGTGCCACCTCAACCAGCGTACGAAGCTTCATCTCTCATCCTCTCCTATCGCCTAGCGAGTAGCGCAGGTGGGATTTGAACCCACGATCTTCAGCTTATGAGGCTGACGAGGACGACCGAACTCCTCTACCGCGCTTCAGCGTGAGGCGAGTCGTACGCCTCCCCCACGCCTATCCGGTTCTTCCCTTCACGCATCTTGCCGTACGACTCAGCACTTCAGTTCTCCGGCTCGTGGGACGGGTAGGAATCGAACCTACCGGGACGCCCTGTATCCGACGTTGGCATCCACCGACGCGGAACGCTTAGTCCCACACCCTCTACGTCCCAGGCCCGGGAGGTCCTCCACCGGCTCCGGACCCCTGACTCGTTAGGTCAGGGCGACTCCGCCCTTTCCACGGGCGGCCATCTACACCGGAGGACCGCGTGCACTCGGTCCCTCCCTTGAACGACTCCACACTCACCGTCTCAGCCTCACCTTGGCGAAGCCCTTCAAGCGACGTCGATTATGAGTCGAACGTGCCATCCCGGGAAACCCGCGGCCTGTTGGCGATCGGGATCTTGCGTTTCATCGAACCGTGGGGTGAGGAGGACTCGAACCTCCGACGTAAGACTCCCGATGTACGCTCTCCTCGCGAGGGGAGTCGCACACCGCCATGGTGAAGTCCCTTGCTCTGCCAACTGAGCTACCACCCCGAGCGCCCGATCGGCCAACTGCATCCCCACGCGGAGACCGACCGAGCTGGTCTATCCTACCACACGCCAGGCGACCTAGCGTGCTGTGCTACCACAGGTTGTCCGTCAGGTACAGAGTGATCAACCCGATGACGATGCAACTCCAGATGAACAGGAGTAGCAGCATCCGGTCGTAACGGTTTCTCATCATCTCACCGGTTTCGCCAGGCGTCACGTGCGGCCTTGAGTAGGACCACCGCTCCGACGATCCCGCCCAGGATGAGCATGAGCTGTACCGGATCCATCAGCGCTTCCGACCCTTCCACCACTCGACGAGGTACCACCCGAACATGAACAGGCCGAAGAAGAAGAGTGCCCAGAGAAGCCTACTCACTTCTTACTCACCGAGATCCTGGGGACCTCGATGGGATTTGTCGGGTTGATGATCCGCGGTCCGTTCGGGTTCTTCAGCTCGAACTGGGTAGAACACACCCAGAGGACCGTGAGAATCCCCACGATCGTGAAGAAGCTGATGAGCTTGCGTCCCACGGCTACTCCTCGTTCGGGTCAGACGGACCGACGGCGTGCGTCGACGGTGCCGGGTTCACATCCGCACCCCAGCCCTTCAGCGGCTTCGTCGGGTCCTCGTACTTCGTCTCGGCCGGTGCGCCTGGCGCTGCCGAGCGGATCCAGCCCTCCGCTGCCTTCAGTGCCGGCGACGGGAAGAGCAGCTGGAAGTCCTCGAAACCGAGGCGCGACGCGAGCAGCTCCTCGAACCGCTCGTTCGTCCGGAAGTCGTCGTCACCGGTGACGTACCAGAACTGGTCGCCGTTCTTCTGCTCGACCTTCAGTGCCAGGTAGGTGTACTCCCGGTCACCGCTGAACCGTTTGACGAACGAGACCTTCGTGCCCGGCGACATCTCGTCGACGTGCAGCTGCTTGACCCGCTGGACGATCTCGGCCGCTCGCTGCTTGGAGGCGCTGTCGCGCTGATCCTTGAGCATCTCAAGTGCGTAGTCCATCCTTACCTCTCCGTTCGTTGGTTGCTTACGAGCTAATAGTATCACACACGCACTCCGGGTGCTACCTCCAGAGAGGTTCGCCTCCCATGATGATGAGCCAGAAGGCGACAGCCGCACCGATAAACAGCATGACTATGAACCAGCGTGCGGGTGACTTCGTGTTCATCGCTTGTGCCTCCGCGTGAACCAGAGTCGCACGTAGCCGAGGAAGATGAACGTCGCCATGACGGCGATGATCGTCAGCCAGCCGTGTAGCGGCGTGTGTGGTGGGATCAACGGAACCTCGGTGGGTGAAGGCAACGGTGTCATGTCAGCCAAACTTCACGTTGACGATGATCATCCAGGTCTCGAAACCCATGATGATCAGGGCATACCAGAGGCACGACCAGCGAACGTTCGTCGGAACCCGGGAGTCCCAGGCGACGAGCATGCAGATGATCCCGATGATGCCGATGACGATCATCGCGAGGTACTCCCAGAAGGTACCGATCACAGCGACTCACTCCAGCGTTCGAGGGCGTGCAGGATTCCTGGACCAACGGTGCACAGCGCGATCACGATGAACACAACGATCACCCAGATGAGGCAACCCACGGCCTCCTTAAGATCTTCCCAGTCCACTATCGTCCTCTCCAGTTCCGGACGGTCACCACGGCGACTACCTCCTCGAGGCGCAGGTACTTGAGCGACTCGGCGTTACCCTTGGGCATCGTCCAGTGGAGATCCGTGATCTCGTCGGTGATCGAGTTCTTCTTGATCGTGTACTCCTTGACCCGTGTGTCGATCACCGTACCGGACCTGAGGATGATTCGCATCTTCACTAGTCTCTCCGATCCAGGACGTTGGCGATCGCCTTCGCGACGCACTTGCGAGCGCACGCGTACCAGTCACCACCCATACCACCAACGGTTTCGGTGGTCTCCGACACGTCACCGTAGAGACCCATGACCTCAGGGTCATCCAGCTCGACATACGTGACCTTACCGCAAGCGTCGCAGGTGTAACGGTGCGCCTCGATCAGCTCCTTCACCGGACGATCTCCCCGTTTGTGATGAAGCGTACCGGGTAAGGTTCCTCGGTAAGGCGCCCTTTCATCATTTCATGACGGAAGCGCTGCCACTCCTCGTCCTGCCGCTCAGTGATGATCGCGTAGGCGAGCGGACCGACGATCTCCTGGGCGACATTGAGGACCTGCTCGACGAACTGCTCGCGCCTCCTCGTTACCTTCACCCCCGCGGGATGCTCGTCATCGACCGCCTGCAGCTCGGGAACCGTGTTCAGGTCGAGGTTCGTAACCCACGCACGAACTACACGCACGGTGTACTCGTGTGGTGTCATAACATCCTGTCCTTTCCTCATCCTTACCGAGTCGGTCACCGAGGAGTCGAACCTCGTCCGTCCTGGTTCCCCAGGCGTGCTAACCCCCGGACGTTTTCATCAGAGCACTCACCCCGCGCGAGGCGGCTGCTGGACGTCCTACACCAGAGACCGTTGGTGGAGCGCTGGCCGTACTGCTTTGACGATGACTGGCTTCAGCACCCGCGCCCCGAGGCTCATCGTCTCACGCCGGTGTCGGTGACGGTACCTCACGGCTGTGGCTCTTATCTCAACGACGCACATGATCTACGCCGCAGACCGTCGAAAAGCCTGCGTGTCTACTCTACCAGGAGTAGGACGGTGACCCGTCATCACCGGGACACCTAAACCGCGCAATGTCACCCATGCGGGTGATCGTCCAGCGGTGAGCCTCGTGCTCACTCTTGTGATAACAGTGCTTCCACGGTGCGAACCACCATCTCATCCTGTCATCTCCTATCTTCTCACAGAAGGGGAGAGCCGAAGTCCTCCCCCACCGAAGCTACAGGTCGAGCTCCTTCGCGTACGGTTCCAGGTCGTGGTACCCACCGTTATCCAGCAGGGCAAGCACCTGCTCACGCGGACCGGTGACTCGCACCAGTGGATGTCCGCCACCCGGACCAACCTCGGCGGTGCAGTACGCCGAAACGTCGAAGCCGAACGACATCATGTACATCGCCTGGTCAACGGTCTCACCCTCGTCCAAGACCACGTCGAGCTCGACCGATACGTAGCGCCGTTTCATGATCATCTCCTGTCATGCCGGCCGTTCGACCGACCTAACTAAATAGTACCACACAACCCACTGTCGTGCAACACCTACAGTCCCAAGCAGAGCAGCACGCACACGACCGCGACGGCCGCGAACGCGATCAAACGAAGCGTCAACACGAAACCCCACGCGCCGTGTGTCGCGTAGGGACGTCCGTCACTGTGATCCGTCAGGTGCTCGTAGTCCTCATCCTTCATATGTCCCATCCTATCCTCGCGGTGCAACCTACGCTCTCTCCCTACGCGTACGCGCGCGGATCCAGTTCTCAAACCACAGTACAGAGTGTCCATCCAGTGTCAGCGCCGGACTTCCGCCGATCAGCGCAACACCTGAGGTAGGAGGCCACAGCACACCACCACGAGTAGAAGAAGTGGCACCACGACGTAGATCCAGTCCCACGGTTCGCTCTTCATCCTCGCTCATCCCAGCTCTCCGTCCAGTGCGTCCGCCACGCGGATCGCCTCCAGCTCACGTGGTCCCTGTTCCTCCTCCAGGCGAACGTAGCTCCTGGCGATGCTGGCTACCAGGTCCAGCTGTGCTTCCTCATCCAGCGGGAGTCTGAGCTGCTCGACGGCCTGCGCGATCCCCTCCGCGGCAGCTCTATATAGCAGCTCCCCGGCCAGCTCCACGCGCGTCACCAGCATCTGCGCGACACCCGCGTCGATCGCCATCTTCGACACACGTGCCAGCTCGTTTCCCCGCAGCGCCCGCAGCTCCACCCAGCGTGCCGCGCCCCCGTCACTGAAGTCCAGAAGCGAGTCGTCACCGCCGACGCGTGCCACATCACCGATCTTCTGGTCGAGGAACGCCACCTGCCCCGCCAACGATCGCACCTCATCCAGCAGCGCCTCCCACGGGGTGACGTTCTTCTTCACCGCGTACGCGTGTGCCATCAACCACGCTCCCTGTGCTCGCCCAACACGCTTAGCGCCTCCGTGTGCCATGCACCGTCCGAGACCAGCGTGAACCGTACCCTGGCCCGCCGGACGCGGACATACCTTCCCGTTGAAGTATCCACGGGTAATGAGGACATCGCACGTTCGAGCCAGGGATCCACCACATCGCTCCCACTCCTCAACGGCGAGCTCATACCCTCTCCTCTGCCACTCGGTGAGTGTCTCAAGCTGCTCCATGAGCCGCTCCATGTTTGCACGTGCAACATTTGCATCTGCATGTAATACGCGCGCGCACGCGCGAGTATAAGACAATCCTAGCCCACCACTACCCAACTAACTACACCCACTTACGCCGCCAACTTCGCCCATGATCGGGCTTTGAAGACTTGAAGAGATTGAAGCGATAATTCTGCTCAGACTCCCCCGCGCGCGTCGCGCGTACATGCGTATACGTAACTACGTACTACAAGTCTTCAAATCTTCAATTTTAGTATACGAACAGCGTTCTACGATACCAAATGCAAGATCGACAGGTGTAGGCTTGCGGAAATCCTCGTCTTCATTCGTCTTCAATGTAGCCGCCCAAGCTTTCAAGATCGAGTTCTTTCGGTCGTGATCTTGGCCCGAAGCTTTCAGGTTGTAACCTTCGTGTCGATCTTTGCCGCCCTAAAGTTGCATCTTCATCCACAGCGGCAGCTCGTCCGTGAGGCGCCAACCCATCCAGCGGGTTCCCGCGCTCGGCTTAGCGACCCAGCCCATGCTCGTCAGCGCCTGTGAGAACCCCTTGCTTCCCAGGCGGTCGCGCTTATCCACATCATCACCGTACTTCTTCAGCCAGTGGTCATAGAGCGTGAACAGCTCACTGCTCTTAACACACGCCACCGCGGGAACGTCGTCCGCGAGCTTGACGAGAAGGTTCTCCGTCTGCGCCCAGTCCAGGAACTCGTCCACGTGTCCCATGCCCGCGCGGGCTGCCATCGTCGCCAGTGCGTACTTCTCCGGCACGTCCGACATGTCACGCGCCAGCGGCTGCCGAGCGCCCCACACCAACCTCGCTAGAAGCGCTTCACACACCTTCTTATCGTCCAGGAACCGAGCGCGGATCGCCGGGTCTTCCTGCTCCGGTGGCAGGGTGACGTCAAGGTGGATGGAGATGATCCGGCGCTTCAGTGCGGTGTCGATCCCGTTCACGCGCGGGAACTCGTTCGCCACGATCATCGCCGTGAACCGTGGGATCTCGTTCAGCATCGACCCGAACAGGTCACGGTACGGGAGAGTGTCCGAGCCTCCTGAGAGCCGCTTGATCTGGTCCGCGTGCAGCGCCCAGGACTTCGACCCCTCGGGCGCGTACGCGATCCGGGTCATCATCGCTCTGACGAGGTCCGGTCGCGGCTTGTCATCTAGGTTCCCGCGGAACACAGACGGGTTGATCGCGCAGATGTACGACCCGAGGATCCGCTGGAGCGCGGCGAAGAGCTGTGACTTCCCGCTGGTTGTGCCGCCCCAGAACACGGGCATGAGGCGCAGGTCGTTACCGACGAACAGGCAGTGACCTAGCAGCTTGAAGACGTATGATGCGCACTTCTCATCGGGGATGAACGTCTGAAGAAACAGCTCCAGCTCGTCGCTGTAGCCCGGCTCGGCGGCCTCGGGTAGGTAGTCCTCGACGCACGCGAGTGAGTTCATGTCGCTCGGTGTTCCCGGTCGCAGCTCTCCGGTTCGCAGGTCCACCGTCCCGTTGCCGACCACGAGGTGATGCTTCACGGTGTCGAAGTCGCGGGTAAGACAGCGAATGCGAGGATCGGCCCGCGCGACGGCGAGCATCGACTTCCTCTTACCCTCCGACTCGAGCCGTGTGATCAGCTGCAGCAGCTGGTCACGTTCGTTCTCCGCCGCGTTCATCGCGCGTTCACGTCGGTAGCGGATCACCGACTGTGTCAGTGCGAACGCGCCCAGGTTCTCACCCGTGTCCTCGGACCAGTAGCGTCCGTTCCACAGGTACCACCGTTTCTTATCCACCGCGTACCGGACGGAGTCGCGGAACATCCGAACGAACAGCAGTCCGTTCGTCGTGTCACTGATCGCCTCGAGGTTCGCGTCCTCGTTGAGTGCGATGTGGTCCTGGACACCGAATGGGACCGATCCCGTGGTCCCCTCGGTCACCAGTCGCTCCTGACAATCGAGACGTTACCCTGCTGCACGATCGTCTCTCCCTCATCCGTCGTTCCCACCACGTTCTCCGTTGGTCTCCAGGACGGTAGCACCGGCGGTGCGACGGTCTGCCAAACGCGGTCGAGCTTGTACTCCACGTGCTCCCACGGCATGTACCACTCCGCGTCCGGGGGCTGCTTACACATCTCCCAGATCCGATACATCTGATCACTCGCCAGTTCGCGTGAGAGACCGTTCTTACGCATGCGAAAGATCGCCTCGTTGAAGAACTGGTCACGTGCGCCACCCGGGCAGCCCTCGCGCAGGAACCGCTGGTAGTCGTAGCCGTCCACCGAGACGGACGGTCCCGTGCCGCTACCACCTCCACTGGATCCCCCGCGCGTCTTCGCCAGCCAGTCCAGCAGCTCGGCGGGAGCTTCCGCCAGGGGAGAGCTGCGCATGCGGGCCATGTTCTTGATCCAGACACGACGCGGGTCGCCCGGCGTGGGAAGTGCGATGTAGCCGCCCTCGGCCTTCACGTCCATGTCCGGAAGTGGCCGGTTACGGCTCTTCACCGTCGCACCGGTCGGAAGCCGGTACAGGAGATGTCGTCCACCCGACTGCGTGTGCTGTTGCAGCGTCGGTGGCAGCTCCACACCGGTCCACTGCTCGAACTCGTCCAGCGTTCCCAGGCCGGTGGCCTCGAAGTCTAGGACGAGCAGCCGTGACGCCGATCCGGTGCGAACCGCGAGCCAGCCGTCCTCGTAGCGCGTGCACAGCACGATCAGCTTGTCGAGGTTGGACGTGGCGGCGTAGAAGCCGTGACACGTTAGGTGGTTGCACGTCTCACGGTCGTGCGTCCAGTCTGCACCCTGACACTCTGAACAGTTCGGCAGTGGTGTCTTGTCACGACCGAGGACGAACACCTTCCACCCCAGCTCCGTGTACCGTCGTGCCCACTCGAACTTGGCACTGATGATGCCACCTGGGTCTGGTATAGTAGACTTCGACACCTCGCGTTTCCTTTCTTTAGTTGTCGGCACAGCTGAAGAACGACCACCCAGCGGAACCGTCTCCGCTGGGTGGCTTCGTGTCTAGGAGGTCACCCGCTCCAGCTCGTCTTCTTCGACGGCCTTCGCGAGCAGCTCGTTGATGAGGGCGTTGGTGGAGATGTTCCGACTGTCCGCCAGCGCGTCCACCCGGCGCTTAAGGGCGTGATCGGTTCGCTGAACGAAGCTCAGGCGGTTGATCACGACACTCCGGCGGTTTCCGGTTCGAGGTGCCATACGTCAATAGTACTACAACTACCTAGGAAGATCTCACAACCGTGTGACTACCGTCCTTCGACCTGGTACGTTGAAAGAAAGCGAACGGAGAGGATGAGATGAACGAACCCACCCAAGCACTTCAGGACACGAGCCGGTTCCGGAACGGCTGGATCAACATCATCGGGCCCCGCGGTCCCATCACGTTCAAGGGAAAGCTGCTCGGTGAGACGACCAGCTTTCAGGACCGTCACATGCACGAGGGACGGCGGTTCGCCGACCGTGGGCAGCGGTGCTACGGCTGCCGCTGGTCCGAGTACAAGATCTTCATCGTAACGGAGCTGGACCAGCGAACCCGCGTCGCCTACGGGACCGACTACGACGGCCGGTACCTCGTCTGCTCGTTCGGGCAGACCGTGGTTCCGCACGAGGACGTCTACCGCCGTGTGGACGCGACCAACTCACCAGCGGAGGTTGTCGAGCTGCTGACGACGCGCAAGTACGGTCACAAGCCGAACATCACCGCCGCCGCCGCGCGGCTCATGGCCCGTGTCAGCGACATCGACCGTGACCTGCAGGAGGCCTGGGACAACCGCGTGGTGTTGTGACACACGCGGCCTCGACCTGCCTGGTACTATGAAATCGTTCCTCCCGCGGCCACACACCCCGCAGCCTCTCCACCCCCCGTGACGGGGCATGCCGGACCCCCACCGCGGGAGGAACACCTAAGACCTCGTAGGGCCGACCGCCTACGATGCGGGACCGAGACCGTTAACACTGGCGCGAAGCGACGTCGGCGAGATACGTCGCGGGTGGATCACAGCCCGCTGGGTCGAGCGAAGGTGATACGCCTTGTCCTTGGGCTACACCAACGGACTGCGAGGCGGGTACTCGGCCGGGTGCCCGCCTCAACAACATCTACGATAGGACAGGATGAACAATGAACCAGAACCGCGAAGAGTGGGCAGTGCAGCGCGCGTGGAATGAGTTGCTCATTTCCACCGACAAGTTCCTTCAGGCTGAGATGATGTTCAACTGGCGTACCGACGCGGCCCGGAGGAAGCACAACCTCGGATCTGATGACGAACTGACCGTCGAGGCGCTCATCGATCGTAAGAACGACGAGCAGTGGCAGAACGCGGTCAATGACTGCCGGTATCACGCCCAGCGGATGCAGGCGTTCGCGGCTCTTCACACCGCGGCGGGACACGAACTTCGGCGGTGGTGATGGAGATCCAGTTTCATACCCTCACACTGGATCACGAACTACTCGCTCGCGCCGTCGAATTCACCCGGCAGGTAGCTCTTCTCAACCGGAACCGTGACCGGCTTGGCGACCAGCATGTTCCCGTCAGTTTCATCACCGATTCTCTTAACGACGTCTATATGTTCCGACCGAACATCACGCACGAACCCGCGGGTTACGCGGACAAGTTCGTCGGCACGTGCTGGCAGGGAGACAGGTATCACGGTGCCACGGTGATCTGGATCAACCCGTTCAACGCTTGGGGAACGATTCGTCCTCACAAACACCTTGTTGAAACTCTGAGTCACGAGCTCGCGCACGCGTTTACGCGGGGTAAACACGGGTTCACGTTTCGACGCATGTACGCCCTGATCTCCCCACACGTGTATGCGGCGTTCGAGGTGGAGCATGAGTGGTACTACATCTTTGACATCATCGAACGATATACGCATAAGGGATCATCGGGCATAGACCAAGAGTACGATCTTCACAAGGCCGCGTCACTTCGCATGATGAGTAGACTCATGCGGGCGAGTGTGATACTATGAACCTACGGCGAACCGGTCGTTTTTCACAGCGCTTCGGCGGTAGCAGTCCACTGGGGCGAACGAGTAGAGGCGACCGGTTCGACAAGATTACTTACTAAGAGAACACGAGAGGACAGGACAAGATGACGGAACCCGTGAAGGTGTCGGTCGATCGATCCCACGTCAACGGTGTCGAGGTTATTTCCACCGAACCGGCCGTGGGAGTCGTGATCCCCGGTCAGCCCGCGAGCACGATCAAGACCGTCGAGAAGGTACTCCTCGAGAACGGCACCGAGATACACCGCTGTGCCGCCAAGCCAGATGAGTGTGAGTACTCCGCCGACAACCTCAAATCGGTGCTTGCCCACCAGCGTTTACACAGTACCAAGTTAACCGCCAAGAAGGCGACCGCCGAGCTCGCGGCTCAGAAGGCCAAGGATGACGCCGAATTCGCTCGTCGTAGTGCTGGTGCGAACGCCGCGAACGAGGCGAAGCGCAAGCGCTACGCCGGCGAGGTGACGTCGAACGATAAGAAGATCGCCGCCATCCAACGGAAGATGTCCGACATCGCGTGGGGTATCGATAAGATCGCGGCGACGATTCCTCCTCTCGCCGAGATGATCCGCGCGCTAAACCAGGAGCTCGCGGAGATCACTCCACCCGAGGCGCAGGTCGACCCCGAGGTTGCTGAGAAGGCGGCGCTCTACGACCAGCTCAAGGGAATCCTGAACAAGTAGCACCCGGTCGAGTAGGATCGAACCTGGTCCTACCCGATCCTTCGTTTCGAGACTGGAGACACCGTGAAGTTCCTACTCCTGCTCGCGCCGTTCGTGCTCATCGGCTTGGCCTTCGTTCCCAAGATTCTCATCCAGCGGCACGACATCCGACTCGACGACGAGGCCATCGAGGAGTACCGAAGTACCCTTCCGGTCGACGACACCGCTGTGGTCCCGCTGGATCCCGAGGAGGTCGACCTCGACGCTAAGTGGTCCACGTACTGGTCGAACTCCCGCGCCGAGGAGAACGCGCTTCGCGCGGACCTCAACGACTGGGTCGGCTGGGCCGCCACACTGGAAGAGAGTTTCGCACTGGAGTGCGACCGGATCATCAAGCAGTTCGCCATGGACGCACTGGTGTTGCAGGCTGAGTCCGCCAGCAAGCGCGGTGGCTGGAAGAACGACCTCGACCGACGTTCGGACGTCATCATCGCGAACAGCGACCACAGCATCGCCAAGCTGAACCACGAGCTGAAGGTCGAGGTCGCCGAGTGCACCGTCACCCAGTGGTCCAAGGAGGACGCACGTCAGCTCGCCGAGCTGCTGGACGCGGAGGAGGTGAAGGTGTAGTGGACAAGTTCTTGGCCATCAGCCTGCTCGCGCTGGCCGCGTTTTCCATCATCGGGTACGGCATGCGCCGCACCGGTGCCCACCGAAGGAGGTAGCCATGCTCATCATCGCCGAGGGACCGGACGGTTGCCGCAAGTCCACCCTCGTACAGCAGCTCGTCGATGTCCTCGAGGTCGAGAACCCAAACGAGAAGGTTGAGGTCCTGCACAAGGGGCCACCGACACAGCACCCACTGGACGAGTACGTCACCCCACTCCTCGGCTACCGGCCGCTGCAAGGACACCACATCATCTGCGACCGGTGGCACGTGGGCGAGTGGGTCTACCCGTCGATCCTCGGCCGAAAGACCGAGGCGGACAAGGCCGTCTGGTACTACACAGAGATGTTCCTCGCGTCGCGTGGCGCGCTAGTCATCTACCCGGAGTACACCGTCGACTCGCTGACGAGCGCCATCCTCAAGCGGGGTGACGACATGATCGGTGTTGGGCAACTGGGAAAGATCGCCGGCACGTACGCGTTCATGGCCGACAAGCACATCACCGTCGCGACCCAGGTCAAGAATAAGTCACCCGAGGCTCTCATCGCGCTAGCTCGTCACCGTGAGACCATGGCGGAACGGTGCAACCCGCTGACCACATACATCGGTCCGCCACGTCCAGAGTGGCTACTTGTCGGTGATGTTCGCAACGCGATCATGCCGGACGACATGCGACCTGCCTTCATGCCGTACCGTGGTACTTCCGGACACTACCTGCTTAGCGCACTGTCCGTCGGTCAGCTGCGAAGCGGACTCGGGATCATGAACGCTTGTGATGTTGATGACGCACTGACCGCCGCGTACTTCACGTTCGACGACGTTACCGTGGTTCCACTGGGTATCCACGCACACGGCAGAATGAACGGTGCGGGGCGCGAGTTCACCGGTGCACCTCATCCACAGTACGTACGACGGTTCCACAACAGGTACGGTGACGAGTACGCGAGTGCGATCACCCGCGCACGGAACGGACAGGAGAACATCGGATGGCGTCCCACTTCAAGTTCATCGACGGACGAAACGCGTTCAAGGAGCTCCTCCGCTGGGTTCACCAAGAAGGTGGGGTCCGCAGTCCACGAGGACTGAAGACCTATGACCTGGGTTACACCACGATCGAGCTGCTCAGTCCGTACAACTCACTCGCCGTCGGCCTGGGCCGCAAGCTGTCCAAGCGCGTCGCGGCCGCCGAGGCGATCCAGCTGATCGGCGGGTTCGCCGATCCCCAGCTCCTCCTCCAGGCCTCCCCGAACTTTGCCCGGTATATCGAACCGTCCGGGGAGTTCTGGGGCGCGTACGGGCGACGTATCGGGGATACCGCGCAGCTCTCGGCGGTAGTCCGCAAGCTGACGGACGATCCTGACACCCGCCAGGCGATCGTGACCCTCTGGGACCCGATCAAGGACAACGAGCTGCATCACAAGGACTACCCGTGCACGCTCGCGTTCGGGTTCTCCATCCAGCGGGGCAAGCTTGAGCTGGACGTGACGATGCGCTCGAACGACGTCTGGCGCGGGTTTCCGTACGACGTGTTCCAGTTCACGCAGCTTCAGCTCACCATCGCGAACATCCTTGGACTCGACCCGGGCTACTACCGCCACCACGCGTACTCGTTCCACCTGTACGCGGAGGATGAGCACGACGCCGTGAACGTCTACGCCGACCGGCTCGACGAGAAACCGGACTTCCTTCCCATCGGGTTTACCAACAACTCCATCAACGCCGTGATGCAACGGTGTAAGTGGATCGCTGAGATGTCGCCGGTCGTGGAGAAGTCGTTGGACGAGTCGGAGAGGTGGTACTGGAATGCGCTCCACCCGGCCGAGTGACGACGAGCTGTTCATGCGGGTCGCTCACCAGATCGCGACCCGCAGCCTCTGTGACCGTGACCAGGTCGGTGCGGTGATCGTCGACACCCAGCTGCGGATCACCGGCACGGGTCGCAACGGTCCACCCGCTGGGTTTCCTCACGAGGAACGAACGTGCGTTGAGTGGTGCGTTCGAGCTAAGAACCTGGCGCACAACCGTCCTGGATACGTGATCGATCCGACGTATGCCGACTGCCCATCGATTCACGCCGAGGCAAACGCGCTTCTCAGTAGTGACCGCAGCCGTCACGAGGGTGGTACTATCTACATCACAAGTCCGCCGTGCTGGTCGTGTGCCAAGATGATCGCGAATTCGGGTCTTCTTACCGTGATCATCGAGCACGAGCCACTTAAGTTCGCCGAGCGTGCGGCAGAAAAGACCTACGAGTTCCTGGAGAGAATGGGGCTCGTCGTTGTGACCGTTGAGACGAAGGGACAGGATGATGGAGCTGGGAAAGGACCCGCGACCGGAACGACCGGAGCCGACGTGGCCTAGGGTCGCCAACAACGCGATCTTCGCCGTGTGGAGCCTCGGCGTGTTTACCTTGATCATTGTGATGCTCAAGTGAAGCGCGATGACATTAATGTGCTGCTCATCTGGGCTGGAGTAGCGATCTTTCTGTTCATCGTCTGGTTCGCGTGCGTGAGAGGTGCGATCCTTGTCACTGGATAACGTAGAACTGCACCTGATCGAGTCACTGGAGGACGTCGCATCGTTCGCTACGTGGCTCGGTCAGGTACGTAACGGGCCCAAGCTGGCGTTCGACACGGAGACAACGGGGCTGAGCCAGGAAAACGATCACATCCGGCTCTGTCAGGTTGGTGACTCCGTCCACGGCTGGGCGTTCTCGTGGGAGCGATGGTCGGGCATCATGGCCGACACCGTGAAGAAGTTTGAAGGAACGCTCATCGGCCACAACGCACCGTTCGACTGGGCCTTCATGAAGAAGGCCGGTGTCGAGCTGCCTCGTCACCGGATCCGTGACACCCGACCGCAGTGTCACATTCTTGACCCGACGTTCTCGACCGCGCTCAAGAACAACGCGGTGAGGTACGTAGATCCGCGCGCGAAGAACTCGCAAGAGGACTTCAGTTCCAGTGGTTGGACGTGGGCGAACGTCCCGATCGACTACGTGCCGTACTGGACGTACGGTGCGCTCGACCCGGTGCTGACGAACCAGCTGGACGACTACACGTGGCCGAGGATCCATGGTACACCGGCTGAGAAGGCGTTCGACATCGAGAACTCCGTTCAGTGGGTTACCCACGACATGGAGCGGTACGGCGTTCACATCGATACCGCTTACGCACTCGACAGCTACGAGAAGTTCACCACGCACTGTGAGAAGATCAAGCAGTGGTGCATCACGGAGTTCAACGTCAACCCGGGTCGCAACGCTCAGGTGATCGCGAAGCTCCACGATGACGGTGTGGCTTTCTCGAAGGCGACCAAGGGTGGCGCGGTCTCACTGGACGCCGAGGTACTGGAGGGCATCGATCACCCACTCGCTCGGCAGGTGCTCATTCGCCGGAAGCTGGAGAAGCTCGCCTCGACCTACCTCAAGCACTACATCACCGAGGTGGACTCGAACGACCTCCTTCACCCGTCGATCAACACGCTGGGTGCGCGTACGTCACGGATGTCGATGTCGGGACCGAACTTCCAGAACCTTCCCACGGCCAAGAAGGCCGGTGACTTCACTCCTGCGACGGTGGTTCGGAACTGTATCAGTGCTCGTGTGGGACACACCTTGCTGTTCGCTGACTTCTCGCAGATCGAGATGCGAATGCTGGCGTGGCTGTCCGGTGACGCGAACATGATCGCCGCGTTCCACAGCCCAGACGACTTCTTCGTCAACCTCGCGCGGCAGGTGTACTCCGACCCGACGATCGATAAGAACCACCCGCTTCGTGACCGCATCAAGAACTTCGGTTACGCGAAGATCTACGGCGCCGGCCTAGCGAAGATGGCGTGGACGGCAGGAATCGACATCGAGACCGTCCGATCGAACATGCAACTGTTCGACAGCACCTTCCCGGGTGTTCGCGGTTATCAGGACGGTACCTACCACCTGGCTATGCAGCGCAAGTCCAGCGAGGGCTACGGCTACGCGATCTGCCCACTGAGCGGTCGCCGGCAGCCGGCTGAGCCGGGTAAGGAGTACGCGCTCGTCAACTACACGATCCAGGGCGCGGCAGCGACACTCTTCAAGATGAAGCTGCTGGAGCTGGACCAGGCGGGTTTGGGTCCGTGGATGATGCTTGTCGTTCACGATGAGGTGATCCTCGACGTGCCGAACGAGCACGTCGTCGACGCCGTACACACGCTTCAGACGGTGATGAACGACGACAAGATCATCGCACCCGTGCCGGTCGAGGCTGAGGTGTCGTTTGGGCAGCGGTGGGGAGAGAAGGTGAAGTGGAATGCCGACCACTGGAACGAGCTTGAAACAGCTCGTCATCATCGGAGTGGATCCGGGCAAGGCAACGGGTCTCGCACTGTACTACCAGCTCCAGCTCATCGCAAAGAACTCACTGCCAGCTAACGACGCTCCCGCCGAGATCTCCCGCTGGATTGCCGTCGCTAAGGGGCGACTCGCCGAACGAGCGCAGATCATTATTGCAATAGAGCGCTACCAGACGGGTCACAACACCGTGCGAAAGACCCGGCAGACGGACCCGCTGGAGCTGCTCGGTGCGTGTCGTCTAATCGCGCGTGGTGACCCAGCAGTCACCGTGGTCGTCGCTAACGCCTCCGACGCCAAGCGTGTCGCTTCACCTGCGACACTTAAGCGCATCGGTTGGTGGACAGCGGGACACGATCACATCAACGATGCGTGCTGTCAAGTCGTCCGAGCTCTCGCTTCTGTAAGGCCGTTGGAGTTCGCTGAACTGATCGGTCTGTGATAGGATAGACACGCAAGCCTGAGGACAGGGAGAGGACAGGATGGCATACGCCGAGTTCAACCCGACCCGAAACCGGATCGATGTGACGACCCGATATGAAGAGAAGGAACTCATCAAGGCGATTCCCGGGTCTCGATACCACGGTGAAGAGAAGATCTGGTCGGTCCCTGCCACGTTCGTCGCGTGTCTTCAGCTGCGTGGCCTCTTCAAAGACTCACTGACACTGGGTGAGAAACTCAAGAGCTGGGCCGTGCTGGAGCGGGTGGATCGCATCGATCAAGCGATGACTCTTCGCACCAAGCTTGAGCCTGAGACGTGGGTCAACAAGCTGCTCTACCCGTTCCAGGAGGCCGGTCAAGACTTCCTCGGTGTCGCTGGATCAGCACTTCTCGGTGATGAGATGGGCACGGGTAAGACGATCCAGCTGCTCGCAACACTGAAGGATGAAGGTTATCCTGAGGTCGGGATGCTGCCGGCGCTCGTGATCTGCCCGAACTCGACGAAGTGGAACTGGCACGACGAGACAGAGAAGTGGTTCCCCGAGGCGAAACCGTATGTGGTGTTCGGTGGTGTGGTCCAGCGACGCAAGATCTTCAAGCAGGCGAAAGACGACCCGAACGCACTCGTAATCATCAACATCGAGGCGGTTCGCAACCACTCACGCCTCGCGGGGTACGGATCCATCCACCTCACAGATGCGGAGAAGGAACCGAAGGAACTCAACGACATCCCGTTCCGAACGGTGGTGTTCGACGAGGCACACCGGATGAAGGACCCGAAGTCGAAGCAGACCCGTGCCGCGTGGGCGGTCGGACACGGACCCACGGTGCAGCACCGGTTCGCACTGACGGGTACACCGATCGCCAACGACCCGTCCGACCTGTGGTCCATTCTCCACTTCCTCGCACCTGAAGAGCACCCGACGCGCTCCAAATTCATCGACCGCTACTGCCTACAGGCGTGGAACTCGTACGGTGGATTGAGCGTGATCGGTGTCCAGCCGGAGACCCGTGCCGAGTTTCAGCAGGTGATCGGTCCGCGGTTCCGCCGGGTGACGAAGGATGAGGTGCTGAAGCAGCTCCCGCGTAAGCAGCGGCAGCTCATCCGTGTGGAGATGTCACCCAAGCAGGCGAAGGCGTACCGCGAGATGGAGACGCAGCTCGCTACACGCGTCGACGGTGGTGTGATCGTCGCGGCGTCGAACCTCACAGCACAGATTCGTCTCCTGCAGTTCGCGGGATCGACGTGCAACGTCGACGAGGAGGGTCTGGTCACACCGGTCGAGCCGTCACCGAAGATCGACGCGCTGCTGGACCTGCTCGACGCTGCGAGAGGTAAGCCGATCGCCGTGTGCGCCGTCCAGCGTAAGCTCATCGAGCTTGCCGCGAAGCGACTGGACAAGGAAAAGATCACTTACGGACTCATCACGGGTAAGGTCGATGAGTGGACACGGAAGCAGAACCTGAAAAAGTTTCAAGAAGGTGAGCTTCCCGTTCTCCTCTTCACCATTCAGGCCGGTGGCACCGGCCTCAACATGACTGCCGCAGACACCATCGTGTTCATGCAACGGTCGTGGTCTATGGTGGACAACCGGCAGGCTGAGGACCGCGTTCACCGCATCGGCTCCGAGGTCCACGAGTCGATCAACGTGATCGACATCGTCACCGAGGGAACGGTGGAAGAGACCGTTCTAACACGCTACCTCGAGAAGGTGCACCGACTGGACCAGATCACCCAAGATCGTGCACGAGCGAAGGCGAACGGTCTGGATGTCACCGAGCTTGATGAGCTGGAGACCTTCATCCTCAACGCACACCTGGGGGAAGCGTGACGATCCGCCGCATCTCCAACTCGGAGATCCAGACGTTCAAGCAGTGCCGCCGTAAGTGGTGGCTCGCGTGGCACCGTGGCTTGCGACCGACGGTGGAGTCACCTCTCGGTGCGCTCGCCATCGGACAGAACATCCACGCGGCTCTCGCGGAGTACTACGTGCCGGATGGGCAGCCCCGGACCAATCCCCAGGAAGCGCTCGAAAACCTCCTGAAGGATGCTGCAGAGCGCCTCGGAACGTACTGGGGAAGCCAGGGTAAGAACGTACCGCCCGAGCAGTTCAAGATCCTCCTGTCGGAGGCCGACCTCCAGCGAATCATGCTGGAGGGCTACATGCAGTGGATCGAGGAGACGGGTGCCGACCAGGACTTCACGGTCATCGAGTCCGAGCGGTACGTGGAAGTACCATTCGCGCTGATCGGTGAGTTGATGGTGTACATCATTGGTCGGCTCGATGTTCTCGCCGAAGACGCGTGGACCGGTCGCTGGATGTTCATCGATCACAAGACGACTGGATCAATCATCGAATCGCTCAAGGGTATCGCACTGAATCCGCAGATGCGTATGTATCGACTCATTCTTCGGTTGCTGAACCCAAACGCCAACACGGTGAACATGGCCGTGTACTCGATGCTTCGTAAGGTGAAGCGGACGGTGAAGGCGAACCCACCGTTCTTCCACCGGGAGAAGATTGTTCACAACCCGATCGAGATCGCGTTCTTCCATCGGCAGCTGGAGGGTGTTATTCATGACATCCTCTCGGTGGAAGAGCAGCTCACCTTTGACGATACCGCGCACCACTACCTCGCGTACCCGACACCGGGAGCACACTGCCGGTACTGTCCGTTCCAGCGAGAGTGTGTTATGATGGACGACGGTTCCCGCGCCGAGGACTCACTCGCTTCACGGTTCACCGTCGGTGAACCACTACACTACTACGGAAAGGACGATCTTGCCCGAGTTCAACCCGGATCACGTCCTGTCAACCCTCATCCACGCCGGATCGAAGCAGGGTAAGACCACTCTCGCTTCGACCTCACCCACGCCTCACCTCGCGCTGGATGCCGAGGGTGGCTGGAAGTTCATCGACGAGATGGGCTACAGGACGGGCAAGAAGCTGCGGCGGAAGCGCTGGAACCCAGCCACTGAACCGATTCCGCAGTGGGACGACACGTGGGATGTTTGCAGCGTGACCGTCCGTAACTGGGCGACGATGACCCTCGTTTACCAGCACCTCACCCAACGGAACCACCAGTTCCGCTCGATCACCTGGGACTCGATCACCGAGGTCCAGCGAACATGCCGCGACGCCCTTAAGGGCACCGAGGCGATGCAGCTTCAGGACTGGGGCGTGCTCCTGATCCAGATGGACGACATGATCCGCAAGTTCCGGAACCTCACACTGGACCCGGATAACCCGGTGCAGGTCGTCAACTTCATCGCTGAAACAAAGATGCGGGACGGCAAGTGGCGTCCCTACATGCAGGGACAGATCACCGACGCTCTGCCGTATATGGTCGACGTCTGCGGGTACCTCACCACTCAGTGGGGTATGGATGACGCGGGTCAGCCGACCGTCCGGCAGCCTGTGCTCAACATCGCACCAAGCGACTACTGGGAGGCGGGCGAACGTGTTCAGGGTCGTCTCCCCAACTCGATCCTTCTCCCCAACATCACTGACATTCTCAACGCCGTCTATCCCAACGCCGTCACCAACTAACACACATCAGGGAGTAACCAGTGGCTGACATGAACTTCGGCAAGATGCGTCAGGACGCGATGACCGTCCTGACGGGCGACTTCGTCGTTCGCTGCATCTCGGCGGATCCGACGAAGAACTCGAACGGCGACGACATGATCAAGACCAAGCTACAGATCATCGCGGGGCCGTACACGGGTCGGAACCTGCTCAACAACTTCAACATCATCCCGAGCAACACGCCGGCGTTGCAGATGTTCTTCCGCCACATGAACACGTTCGGTCTCGACGAGGCGTACTTCGCCAAGCTGCCGAACGGCGAGGCCGGTGTCCACCAGATCGCCCGTGACATGGTCGGACGCGTCGTCGAGGTGACGGTCGAAGCCCGCAAGTACCAGGGCGTCGAGCGTGAGAACATCAAGGAGATCAAACCCGCTCCCGCCGGTCTGGGTGGTCAGGGTCAGCCCGTCGCCAACGCGCAGGCGCTCCCGACCGCGCTTCCGACGACACAGCCCACTGCGCAGGTTGTCACCGGCTCCGCGTCGGTGGACCTGCCGATGACCGTCGGAACGCCGTCCGACCCGGAGAGCGTTCCCGCCGCGGAACCGGTTCTGCCGTTCTAGTCGATCACCGTACGTGGTAGAGTGGGAGCAGGTCACACGACCTGCTCCCTCGCCTTAGAGAGGATATGATGAGACGTAAGATTCTGTATGGTAAGATCGGGCGATCGATGCCGCTGACCCTTGCGAAGTGCGGCACCCTCGGTGGTGACATCGAGATGACCGCTACGCTGACCGCACTCGCCAACGCCTATCCCAATGACGAGATCATCCTCATCGGTCGGAACACGGGCGAGAATCCGCAGGACGTCGGTCTCCCCGCGAACGTGACCAACCCGTGGACCGAGTGGCAGCCTGAGCTGCGCAACTGGCTCAACGCATACCAGCTCAATCATCCGAACCTGACCGTTGAAGAACACTTGATTGTCCTCAACAAGATCATGCAGTTGACTCGGCGAACGTTCCTCAGCGCCGACGCGATGATCATGTGGGTTGGTCAGCACGGTACGTCGAACTCGCCGATCCCAAAGGTCAGTGACCGGTCCGTCCTGACGAAGCCGCAAGACGCGTTCACTTACTACTCCGGGTTCCTCCTTCGCGGCATCAACGAGTGGCGTGACTTGGACCCGTGGAAGAACGAACCCATCTTTCTCAACGCCGATCCGCGCAACTACCTGAAGATGCGCGACATGAAGTGGCCGCTGCGTCATCCCGTGTTGACGCAGTTCCAGTTCAGCCACCGGATCAAGCACGAGCGCTACGGTGATCCAAACAAGGACACGTTCATGACGTGGGTCAAAGACAAGGCGATCCCATATCGTGTGCGAGAGAATCTCGGCTACACCGAGGACGCCAATGTCTGGACCGCGACGGTGGGCAACGTGTACTCGCGACTGGAGCTCAACGCCCTGCTGCCCGGCACGCCGTCGGGCGATCTACTGTCGTTCGATGACACGTGGGAAGGCCGCGATTCGTTCGGTGTTGTGATTAACGAAGCGCGCGTCATCGGTATTCACCCGAGTAAGACGCGACTAACGGCGATGCGCGACTGGATCATGCCACTGCGACCGTCGTTTGTGTTCGGTACGTGGTCGAAAGACTCTGAGCAACAGCTTATGGACGAGAACCCATGGTACATTCCGCAGGGTTCGCTTCCCTGGAGCAAGTACGCCGAGGTCATGCATCGCGTCCGCTGTACGTTCACGACACCATCCAGTGGAAGTGGTTGGGCAACGACGAAACCGTGGGAAGCGTTCGGCCTTGGCGTGGTGTGCTTCTTCCACCCCGAGTACGACACCCAAAACAGTATCCTGGATGACGCTGACCCGAAACTGAGTGCGTGGCTTCGCGTCAAGAACTCTGCCATGCTACGTGACCGAGTCCTACACCTCTCCACACCCGCCGGACGTGCTGACTGGCAAATGTTGGTACACCTCCAGCGGGAGCACTTCGAGCGCAACATCGGGATCACCGGCGACACGCCTACCTTCATGAAGATGATCGACGATCGCCTGAACGGAGCTAAGTAGTTGAAGACGACAATCATTCTACCGTCCATCCGCGTACCACGGAACCTAACAGCGTGGGTAGGACAGCTCGAGCCGGAGACCGACGAGATCATCGTCGCTGGCAATGAGGCATCTCCACACGCTGCGATCATCGAGTTCCTCGATGAGCTGACCCGGGAGCACGGCGTTGTAACCACCTACCTCGGTCCACGTGATGAACGAGTCACCAAGCGATCCATCTACTCGTTCATCGCACCGAACCACACGGCTCGCCGGAACTTCGCACTTCTTCAGGCGCTCGAGCGTCGACCGGACGTGCTCGTCACCATCGACGACGACAACTACCCATACACATCTACCTGGCTGCAGGGCGTGAAGACACTCCTCGACGCCGATCAGCGAAACTTCCGCACGGTCATCAGCTCACCGGACGGGTGGTGGAACGCCGGTCGACTCTGCCACCCGAAGGTGATTCACCGTGGTTATCCACGAACCCTGTGGCAGGATCCCGACATGGGTCAGGTCGCCGGAACCGGAGCGTCACCGATCGGTGTCATCGCGAGCCTGTGGATCGACGATCCAGACATCAACGCGGTCGAGCGCATGCTTCACAACCCGCAAGTGACGTCGATCGACAGCTCAGCAACACTGGACATCGGCACGTGGTGCCCGTTCGACTCGCAGTCGACCAGCGTGCACGGTGTTCTCGCGGACATGATGTTCATGTGGCCCGACCTCGGACGTTACGACGACATCTGGTCGTCGTACCTAATGAGGGCCGTCATGGACGTTACCAAGTGGTACGTCGCTTACGGTAGGCCGGCGGTTACCCAGGACCGCAACGAACACAACCTGATCAAGGACCTACGTGACGAGCTGTTCGGGTACGAGCACACCGAAGAGTTCACAGACTTTCTCCGTTGTCTGGTCGTCAAGGCAGAAGGCATCGACTGGACTACCGTGTACGATGTGTACCGGTGGTTCATGATCAATATCGCCCAGAACTACAAGCGACTCCCGGAGATCACCAGGGACTCGTTCTACGCGTGGCTCGCGGATGTCGACGACGTGCGAAAGCGAACGGGTCTCTGATGGACCGACTTCAAGAGATCTTCGCCCGACAGCTGCGACTCCAGCAGGTGATCAACGGCTACGACCTGAACGAGCAGACCAACGAGCAGCGCATCGATAACATCAAGGAGAACGTGCTCGCCTGCACCGACGAACTCCACGAGGCGCTCAATGAAACCAGCTGGAAGCGCTGGGCTACCGCGCAGTTCATCAACGATGACGCTCTCAAGGGTGAGATCATCGACGCGTTCCACTTCATCATAAACCTCGCACTTCACGCGGGTATGAGCGCGGAGGAGTTCTTCCAGCGGTTCATCGAGAAGAACCAACGGAACCTCCGCCGGCAGGCCGACGGTTATGACGGCGTGTCATCGAAGTGTCCACACTGTTCACGCGCACTGGATGACGTCGGCGTGGACCAGGGGCGTATTCTCGGTGAGCTGGTGTTCGTCTGTGGTGGGTGCGGTAAGGGACTCGACGCGAAGCAGATCATCGGCCAAGAGAGCCTAGAGCGGATCGTGCGGATCACCGAGATCCTCGAGCAGCCGGCCTGATAGGGTCCAGTCCATGTATGATGCGATCGACGTGCTTGGTTTCGCCGGCGGGTTCACCCTCGGTATGGCGCAGGCGGGTTTCCGACTCGTCGGTAAGCGGGAGATGAAGGGCGGGTTTGGTGTCGCGAACTGCGAGGCCAACCGCCACCTTCTGGGTCATGACTGGAAGTCCGAGGCCGGCGATCCAGCGGGGTGGACCGTCCCGTCCGGTGGTGCTTCCGTCGTGTTCGGTAACCCACCCTGTTCCGGCTTCTCCGTCATGTCATCGAAGGAGTTCCGTGGTGCCGACTCGAAGATCAACCACTGTATGTGGGCGTTTGCGGACTATGTGGCTCGAGTGGCGCCTCAGGTGGCTGTATTCGAAAGCGTACCGCAGGCTTTTCGGTCCGCCGACGGTCACGTACTTATGCAACGACTGCGGGAACGAGTCGAAGAACGTACACGACTGGATTATTCACTCACGCACGTGCTTCACAACGCCTACTCGGTGGGTGGATGCGCCCAACGACCACGGTACTTCTGGGTGATCTCCCAGGTGCCGTTCGGTATCGAAGAGCCGGTCATGCCGACGTACCCACTGTTCCGTGACGTCATTTGGGATCTCAACCAGTCACCCCAGACGTGGTCGCAGCAGCGGTACAGGTTACCTATCACGACCGACTGGCTGAACCCGCGTATCTCACCTACAGGGACGTTCGACGGCCACGTAGCGGTGGACAATCCGCTGACGAACCGGCTTAAGGACCTACTGACCGGTGTCGAGTGGCAACCGGGTGCACACGTCGGTCAGGTCGCTAAGAAATACTACGAAACACACAGCAAGCTTCCGATCTCGTGGAAGTCCACCGAAGACAAGCTGATCAAGAACGACTTCTTCATGGGGTTCACGACACCGGTACGCTGGAAGGCCGACCAACCCGCGCGCGTGATCACCGGTGGTGGACCGGTGATGGTCGTTCACCCGTGGCTACCACGGACGCTCACACACCGTGAGATCGCACGGATCCTCGGGTTCCCCGATGACTGGCTGATCGAACCATTGAAGGGTGTTCCCGGCCTGGGTATGACGTGGGGTAAGGGAATCACCGTCGACTGCGGTCGCTGGATCGGTGGCTGGATCCGACGAGCGCTGGACGGAAGTCCCGGCACCGACGTGGGTAAGCTTATCGGCGACCGTGAGTACGTGATCGATGTAACTCACGCGTGGAAGTCGCACGCCACCTGGTACAGTAACACGGTCGCAGGAAATCGTAGAGTCACTGTCCCCCATATGAGGAGAACTGTTATGACCGAACCCGACGGCACCGTTGTCACCGAGCCGAAGGTGTCTCGTTCTGAGAAGCTCGCCGCGCGTGACGCGCAGGTGTTCGAGCTGCTCGCCACCGGCGCCAAGACGCGCGACGCGATCGCCGACGGCGTCGAACCGAAGCTGTCCGTCGCCGAGGCGTACCTCTCACTGGATCGTCTGCGGAAGGCCGGCACCGTCGCCTCGGAGCGGCGCGACGGCAAGAACGTCTGGTTCCGCCCGGACGTTCTGGAGCCGGTCGCCGCGGAGTAGCACATCTCAGTACCACATCTCGCCACCAACCCGGTACGGTTGGTGGCGAGAGCTGTTTTTAGGAGGTGAACGTGGCGGGACCGGTACTTACCCAAAGTCTCACCGTCCTGTTCCGAAACTTTGACACAGCGTTCCCCAACCGTGATCACGCCACCGACGGCTGGATCGGTGACGCGGATCATCAAGACCGCACATCAGGGCACAACCCAGATGACACACCCGGTAGTAAGGCCGAGTACTCCGACGCCGACACCAAGCCCGAGGTCCGCGCCATCGATGTCGACAAGGACCTTCGTTACCCTGGCACAACGATGCAGGATGTTATCAACCGGATCCTCAAGACACCGAACGACCTCAAGCGGTTGATGTACATCATCTACAACCGCGTCATCTGGTCGCGCAACTCGGGGTGGAACCCACGAACCTACACCGGAAGCAATCCACACACCGAACATGTGCACTTCAGTGGTGATCCAGTCTACGATGAGGATAACACCAACTGGTGCGTTGTAGAGATGGGAGCAGGATCAGACATGGAACTGAGCACCGTAGTACCCGGTACCGACAACCCGAAGCGTACCGTTGGCGACATCCTGGCCGACCTGGAGAACTTCCGAAACTTCCTGATGGCCCTGGAAAGTGCGGCCCCCGGCCCCGGCTCACCCTCGCCGACCTCACGTGAAGGTCTGCTGCTCGGCCGTGTTAAGACCCTAGAGATCAGCATGGGAACGGTACTGACCAAGCTCGACGAACTACTCGCCCGTCCGGTTAACGGTGGGACCACCCCAACGGGACCCAAGTCGTTCACCGGTAACTTCACCGGCACCGTCACCGAGGAGTAGAAGTTGACCAATACCACCGAGCCGCGTCGGCTCCTCGACAACCTCCACTGGGTCCACGTCGGTTTGGCCACGGTTCTCTGCGGAACGGTGTTCTCGCTAGTCATGTGGGGTAAGCAAGACCTGGGCACGATCTCTACGTTCATCACAGCGATCGCAGCGGTGGTCGGTGCCTACTACATGAAGGGTGTTCGTCAGGACTCCCAGGAAACGAAGGTGCTCGCAAACGGCAACCTTGCACGTAAGGACCTAGAGATAGCCGTCCTGCAGAAGCAGCTCTTCGATGCGCAACGACTTCACACGCAAGAGATCGCACAGATGGCCGCTGCAGCTCCGTCTTCGGCCTCTCTTCCATCTTCGCTCACTACCGAAGAGCACGCCGGCGGTAGTGAAGCGTTTACAGGTCCAACCGTTCAGGTGCCCACACTCCAGCGGACGTAGCTCGACCATCTCGCGTCGCGTGCCTTGACCCGCCCAAGGGAAGAATCTTGGGCGGGTCCTTTGCATCACAACACGGTGTGTGATACTATGATAGCATCAGGACGAACCGATGAGAGGATTGGACATGATGATTACCGCGGAGCCTACCACCGTCCCGACGAACCTCACAGACACCCAGTTCACCCAGCGGGAGGTTCCTTGGATGAAGATGGGAAAGCTCGTCGACGGCGTCAAGACCGCGTCGGAGGCCGCGAAGCTTGGCAAGCTCGATTTCAAGATCGTGCTCACCGAGGCGCACTACGACTTCGAGGACAAGAAGATCACGATGCCGAAGCGCAAGGCTGTGATCCGTGAGGACACGGGTGAGTTCTTCGATCTCGTCTCTGACACCTACCAGCCTCTGCAGTACGCCGAGGCGTTCGACTTCATGGACGCCGTCGACTCGGTGTACGTCGCCGCCGGAGCTCTTCGTGGAGGTCGACAGGGTTTCCTTGTCGTGAAGGCACCGTTCGAGCTGGACAAGCTCTCCAAGACCGATCCGCACGACCTGTACGCCGTTCTGCGAACCTCGCACGACCGCTCACGCGGCATCGAGGTCGCTGTGATGCCCTTGCGTGGCCTGTGCATGAACCAGCTGACGCTGTCGTCCTTCACCAAGGATGTCCCTCACCGCTGGTCGATCAAGCACTCATACAACATGCACGCGAAGCTCAACGAGGCGAAGGACTCGCTGACGAAGCTCGCCGCGTACGCCGAGCGGTTCGAGCTGCTCGTCACGCGACTGCTGGATGAGAACGTAGGCGATGTTCGTGCCGAGAAGGTGCTCACCGCGGTGCTCCCGAACCGGCCGAAGACCGCTGAGGTCATCGAGAAGATCATCACTTTGCAGGACGCGAAGCAGGTCGGCTTCACCGGCACGGGTTGGGGACTCGTGAACGCCGTGTCCGAATACTTCGACTGGTCGCGTACCGGTGGCACCCCCGAGTCACGGTTCCTGGGCGCACTGGAAGGTCAGACGACCAAGGCGATCAACAAGACCGTGGTCCAGCTGCTTCACAAGTAAGATCAGGACTGCTCGTCCGAGCCCGTTGGACGCGGGCTCGGGCGAGTCATACGTACGTAGGAGCAGACCATGACGACCATACCTCTACGGTTCTTAAAGGAGCGTGGACTCTGTCAAGACGAGCCGATCGAGCTGTTCTACCCACGCTATGATGCACCGTCGTCGACAGCAGAGGCACGAGCGATCTGTGATCGCTGTCCCGTAAAACCCGAGTGTCTCGAGTGGGCACTCGATCACAAGGAAGAAGGTGTTTGGGGCGGAACGAGCGAAGCAACTCGTCGATCACTGGAGCGACCTCGGGTACGAACGAAGTGCATTGCTTGCAACAGCGTGAACGTCGCCGCGATCAAGGGTCAAAAGAAGGAGGTCTGCGTGGACTGCGGTCTCTCGTGGCCGGTTTGACCCGTATTACCTGCTTGACCCGGTTTAATCACCTCCCTAGAACATAGAACGGTCCGTCCCCAGGTAGTTACCCTGGAGACGGACCGTTTTCTTGTCTACAGATGCTACGCAGCTCAGACAGGCTAACCTCGCTGGATCTGCAGTGCTTTGGTCCACGCGTCGAGCCAGTGGTGGGCATTTCGCTCGACTGTGAGGTGCTCGATCACAACCTCGCGCCACGTCGCACTAAGTTCCTGTCGCAGACCGTCGTTGGTGACGAGCTGCTTGACGTGTCGATACCAGTCCTTCGGTGACTTAGCGATCATGCCGATGCCGTACTCTCGTTCCAGTCGTACGTACTCATCACGCGCCGATGAGACGGGTACAACACCGACCGCCGCGTATTCCAGTGGCTTAAGCCACGACTTGGCTCGGTTGAAGCGCGTGTCCGATGTTGGTGCGACACCGATTCCTAGGTGGTCGCCGATGCCTCGGTACCACGACAGGAACTCCACCTTGCCAATGACGTTGATTCGCTCTCGCACCAGCTCACCGACCGCCTTGGTGAGCCCATCATCCGGTCCAACGATGTGGAACCCGAAGTCACGACTGATACGTGACAACGCGGCACCCATCGCCTGTAGGTCATCGGGATGAGTTAAGACGAAACCTCCCCACCCAACGAACGGCGAGTCCTCGTGTGGGTACTCGGTGAAGTAGCTTGGCACGTAGTTGAAAAGCACATATCCTTCAGCACGCTTCGCGTAGACGTCCAGCAGAGCCGGTGTCGACACGGTCACAAGAGTCGCGGCGTCACATGCGCCCTGCGTGTGTGACCACGAGTGATCACCGTTGAGTCGCGGATGCATGACGCTGAACGCGGGGTTCCGCGGGTCGATCGCGGTAAGGTCATCGTCCATGTCGATGACAACCGCGATGCCCTTCCTTCGGATGTGTGGAATGGACTGCGCCAGGATCTTATGTGTCGGTCGCTGGAACACCATCACATCAGCACCGTCAGGCGTAATGACCTCGCTGATCCGATCTCCGTGCATCCGCGCTTGAAACTGGTTCAGCTCGTCAGCCTTCGACACGATCGTCACGTCGATGCCTGCACGCTTGAGTGACTCCGCCGGCCAGATGAGACGATAGTGCCCGCAGCCGGTCTTATCAGCGGGATACACGAAGACCTTCACGTCACCACCGGTCCGGCTGACCCGATGTGTTCTTCGAGTCGTGATGCCACAACCACGTCTTCGCGACAAGATGCGAGATCTTCGCACCGGCGGCGAGGCAACCCAGTGTGAACTGCCAGTCTTCACCCCACCGCTGACCGTCGATCGTGTCCTCACCGGGTGGAGGAACGAATCGCACCTGCTTCGCGAGCTCGGTCTTGACCAGCGTCGTGACCGTCGTCTGTCGCGGGTTGGCGTCATCCCACGGGTTGAGGTAGTGACCAGGTGGGAAAACGGGATCATCCTCCATGATCACACCGTCGGAGCGTACGACCTTGAACCACGAGTACGCGTAGTCGGCGTCGGTCTGCTTGGCGTGATCCAGCAGGAGTTCCAGGTGAAGAGGCAGGAACTCATCATCATCGTCAAGGAACGCGACCCAGGGAGTAATGACACCGTCGAGCGCACGCTGCCGCGTCGGGCCGGCACCCTCACGGTCGTTGTCAACGGCGATCGAGATGCCCGCGACCGGGTACGTCTGGTTGAGAACGGAGTACACCGCGCGTCGCAACAGACGAACGCGCGGTGGGATCGACGGTATCACGACCGTCACGAGGTTGGAGGTCATGGAGCTACCCTACCACGGTGCGACGCCCCACTTCTTGACGAACGTCTCACGGTCACGTCCCGCCTGCTCGGCGAGTTCACCGACGGTCGTGCTGTCTGGGTAGAGGTGCGCGAAACCCTCCCACGCGCCGCCGACGTGTACGACACCACCGAGGTCACGACACCGCCAGTCGAGATCGTTGTCACCGTACCACCACAGAAACGATTCGTCAGCGAGCAACTTCAGTGATCCACGAAGTGCGAACGCAAACCCGAGCATACGAGGTGCGTTCTTCAGTCCATCCACTTTCCAGGACGGTGTTCGGAGTCCGGGCGCAGGGCAGGCAGCGGCGGCATTGTCCTGCTGGAGTGCTTTATCCAATCGGTGAACGAAGCCCCGAGGCACCCGTACGTCATCATTCAGTACGGCAACGGTGAACTCGGCATCAGGTGCCGTCTGATCCTGGTAGAAGTACACTGAGCGGAGGCCGGTGTTCCACCACCGCTGGATGTTGATGGGCTTTTCACGATCCTGAAGCACGACGACGTCGGGATGGGAGATCTTGATCCGGTCATAGCCGGTGTCGACGATGATGACCCGAACACCTCCGGGGGTGATGAGGTCCGCGATGAGGTCCGCGAGTTCCTTGGGCCGGTGACCGGACGGGATCACTGCATAGAGGTTTCTCATCGTGGATTCCTCGCCAGTGCGTAAGCATCACCCGGAAGGTTGACGTACTCGACGTGGACGTCCTTGAACCACTGCTCCAGTTCGACGCGAAGTTCCTGCTCGGACACGTTCGCGTACCACTCACCCTCAGCGGGAGCTGCAGCTCCGGTCGCTCCGTGAACCGGACGCCCCGTCGACGCGCAGGTGATGATGAAGATCCCGTCAGGATCGAGAACCGCGTGTGCGGTTTCGATGATCTTACGCCACTCCATAGCGTGCTCAAACACCTCGGTGCATAGGATGAAGTGGAACATCAGACCGGCAGGTCGCCAGGTGGTTGCATCTGCAACAATGTACTGGTCCCAACCGTGCCGTTCATGAACATCAAAGTCGGGTGATGCTTGATCGAGGACGGTCCAGTTGGCGTTCGGCAGCTCGGGTCGCGCGGAGCCGTTCCAGTACGCTCCCCCGATGTCGAGTGCCGTCCAGGGTTCCTCGCGGTTGATGCCGCTTCGCTGGATCATACGGCGAACGGCCATGTAAGCTTCAGCGTGCATGGGACTACGGTATCACGTTACGCGTACTCGAGCAGTAGCGAGATCTCACGGTTCGCGTCCGCGAACGACTGAAGTGTTCCGGTGCCGGAGCCTCGAACGGCCAAGACACCGATCGATGCGGTCCCCGCGGGGATTCCTGTGACGGTCTTAACCAGCGTGAAGACCATGCCCTTGTTGATGACGTCCGCGTTGACTTCACGTTGAGTGAACAGTGTTCCCGAACTGTCCACGTTGACTCCTGCGTTCCAGCGAGCGCGTATGCGCATACCGTCTCCGGCGACGGACGACTGGATCGTTCCAACCCACGTCAGCTTGTAGCGCACATCCGGGCCAAGTGATGTGAATGTGATCTGATCGAGAAGCGTCTCGGTGGTGGTGATTCCGGTGACGGCCGTAGTTCGTACGATCTCGTCGATGTAGGATCGAAGACTGACGTTCGAGCCGTACATACCGATGATGTACGTGCCGAGAGGAGGAACGATCATCAACATGACTCGTTGACCGGTAGCTAGGCTGCCAATAAGGCTGATGACCCGTGTCGGCTGTGGGTTCAGGTCGACGTCGACGGTCACGAGTGTGTTCATGGTCTCGATGCCTTCGATGACCGTCGCCGGAGTAAGGCGCCACATGAGACCAAGTCGCGCCGCGTTGGCGATGGTGGCGTCAGCACTCGCTACGAAAAGCTCATTGTTCACGAGTACACCTTCCTCATCACGTGCCCCATGGCGGCACCCTCGATGAGAGGAAGCATCCAAGCAAGCTCCAGCCAGCGTTCACCTTGCCACAAGATGACATCATACGAGTCGTGTCGTGGGTCAGGAACGGTGGCGAGCTCGGTTCGTTCGAAGACGGTCTGCCGAGTCGCGATGTTCTGTGCGATGGCGGTTGCTTGCATGATCGTGTCGACGGGACGGTCTTGAACACTTGGAATGACGAATCCACGGTTGGTGATCGAGTGAGGTGCGGTCGTCGGGACGTCGGCACGTCCTACGATCGATGTGGCTGCCGCCACATCAGTTGACACACCGTTGGAGACGATGATGAACCGGTTTGGTGCGGTGATCAGGTCATCCGATTCGATGATCGAGTTCGCAATGACACGGTTACCGATGTCAAGATTAAACGTGGGCAACCGCGTCGCAGGATCGAACGCACGAATGAAGTGCATCTTCGTGTCGTTACCGAACCACGGTGAGAACCAGTCACCGTCCAATGAGAGCTGCTCGGTGATCTGTCCTCGTGTCGTTCCTGCTGCCCAGGAACCGATCGTGGTGAACGGTGTCGGCTCGATCTCAACGGTGACCGGTAGATCACGCAGTAGCGCACGTACCGCACGATCGCAGTAGGCACCTCCAAGGCCACCCTGTGCAACACCACTGGGATCGGTGGTTGGCGAGAACGACTCCTCGATCTGCTGGTCAACGATGAACATTTCATCGAAGAGTGTGGCATTGGTAAGGCGTCCGTTGGTGTAGACGAGCTTCGACCGATCGGCGAACATGTACCGACCCAGCGGAAACGTCTCATCACCGACGATCATGTAGAGAAGAACACGCGACTGGAGGACGTTAATGAGAGGTGTCTCGTCAACCCCGAGAGTGAACCCCTGCACCTGTCGCTTAATCGTGCGTGACGTGTCGTGTGTCAATGTTGGCGTCGTGTCGCGAAGAGGATGCAGGTCGATCGGAGATGCCGCCTGCACCGCGTTGATCAGGACGAACCGAAAGCCCACCGAACGCTGACCGACCCAGTTCGGCATGTCCAGCTGCGCGAGAACGGTAGGTGTAAGAATCATCACAGTACCGGTGCCGCTTCATCGGAGACCTCGGTCACCCGGATCTGAGCAAGGTAGAGTCGTCGGCCCCGCCGGACATTACCCGACGGTACGAGCACGTTGGCGTACCAGCGGTTGCCGAGCTCATCACGCACACAGACGTACGGCAAGTCGGCCCACGCGAGGTCACGCAAACTTCGGAAGTTCGCAAGACTCGGGATCGGAATCGCGGCGGCCTGAACCAACATCACACGTTCAAACGCCTCACCTCCACGTTCCAGTGGACGGAACGCGACCTGGAAGTCGCGACCGTACATCCGCTGGAACAGCTGTGTGTCAGCCTCGGGGAAGGCGAACGTCTCGGTAGGCTGTCCATCCCACACCATTGTGTACGCCAGGTTGCTCAACGGCTGCCGGTTCGATGTGAAGATCAAAACGCTGTCTCCAACATCGCTACCGGTGCCGGTTACCCCCGGAGACGCTAGCGTCGCGGCCCCTGTCACCCACGGACCACAGAAGTCCAGGGAGTCACAGTATCGAGCACGGTAGCGTGACTCTGTCCCTACGCGTGCCTCGTAGTCCTGCATCGTGGTGAAGCAGTAGTTGGTCGCGTCGACGATCGTCTGCCAGTCGTCGCCGTCGAGGTCGTCCTGACGCTGGATCTCCAGCCGTGATCCAACGTAGCGAGCATCCTGCGCTGTGAACTCATCGACGTAGATCGTTACAGGTTGTGTGTTGGTGTTACCGGTCTCAAGTCGTGTGCGAATGCCCGCTAGGTTACCCGTGGCCAGTGCGGTATCCTGCACGATGATCTGCCATGATGCCGGCTCTACGTCATCATCATTCCAGCACTTGGCGTAGATCCAGGTTCCTACGACGCGAAGTATGACGTTAATGGTGCTGGTGCCTGAGAAGCTACCCACGTCTACGGAGGCAAGAGTGGTTCCTACGTTAGCGACACGCTTTCCTACGAGAAGCTGCATGACACCGGTCGTAGGCAGCAGTACGGCAGCTTGGTAGTGGTTGGACGAGTCGGTAAATCGCGCAAGTACGGTCAGTGAGATCGAGCTTCCCGTGGGAAACACCGTCATCGTGAACTTGCCACGTACTTCTTGGTTAGGTACACCGACGGTTATGTACGCCGTCATGTAGTCGTTAGTCGCGCTGTGTGCTATTACACCCTGTGATCCGTTAACACTCGTTGTCCCCGTGAATGAGTCGTTTGTCCACGCGTCGTTGGAGGTAGATGTGCCAAATCCACTCGCAACGACGCGGTCGAACTCATCGCACACGATCGAGTTGTTCCACGCGAGGTTCACATAGCTAATGCCGGAGAGGATGCAACCGTTTGGGACCCCACACTCCTCTGCTACTCCAGTGAGCTCTTGGGTTCCGGTCGTCAACACGAAGCTCGTTGGTGCGGGTAGGTTCTGTGCGAGAATCACCGTGGCATCGGACTGCGCGTCTGTCGTGGAACTGGTGACGTTTGGGGACTTCCACGTGAGCTCGGTCGTGGCTCCACCTGGTGGATCATACGACGTAACGTTGATGTTTGGGCTTGTCGTGTACATCGACGCACCGAGGACCTGCCACTGGTTGCCCGCTATCTCACCGACCGCAGACCAGACGACGGTCTGCACCGTATCACCTGTAAGTGAAACGCTCGCGCTGAGATTAAGAGTGACTTCCTTCCAGCCGTCATCGATCTCATCCAGTGCGTCGAACTCATCCACCGAGATCGTGGCTGTGGCGGCACCGACGGTGGCCGTGAGAGACACCTGTGTCTCACCGTACCGGCGTGCGTAGAAGCGTATCTGCGAGAACGACGTCGCAGAGTTGATCTCAGGACGTACGTGCACATCTTGCGTCGCAGTGATCGTTCCGTACACCGGTGCCTGGATCTGACTGGAGTACGTGTGACAACCGGTGACCGCGGCACTCGCTGTGAACAAGCTGATGTCGGTGATGACGTTGGTTTCATCCAGTGTGAACTCGTCGCCGACAACTATCGTCGGCTCTACGATCCTACCTACGACGGGCCAGTCATCATTAAGCTCTCGAATGCCCGCGTACATCGGTGCCAGTTTAGCGGTAGGGTAGTTGCTGATCGGTCGGTTCGTCGCGGTGACGAGGTAGTTGCCGGGTGTTAACGTCTTACCTACGGCGTAAGACGTGTCACGGATCGGTACCCGGTTTTCACCGAGCTGAAACGCACTGGTAGCATCTCCTCCTAACGGTGAGATGGCACGTCGACCTCCGTACGCGACCCGAGTTTCCTCACAGTAGAAGACCTGAAGAGCCATGTAACCGATCAACACCGAGCCGGTGTTGGCCATGTCACCCTGGATCACGATCTTCTGTCGAACGTTTGGAGGTGCTGCCGCGTCGAGGTTGGCGAGCTCACTGTAGCGCCACGGGAAGATCGTGTTACCGAAGTCGGCGATACCCGGACCCCACGTCGGGTTCCAGTCACCGAGGTCGATGTAGTTGAAGCTGGTGTTTGCGATGATCGGGATCGGTGATCCAGCGAGCACGGCACCGTCGATACCCGTCTGGTAGGCGAAGAACTCGAAGATGTTTGCGGCTCGTGCGATCTGAACCTGCACCCGTGAGAGTGGCTCCGTGTTTGTGTCGGACGCGGCGGTGTAGATAAGTCGCAGCTTGACGATGCGTTTACCTGACAGCTCGTTTGCGAACGCGATCACACCGAAGTTCAACCCGAGCATGTCGGTGTCCAGCGCCGCGGAATCAAAGATGTCGATGTAGCTGACGTCCGATGGGTTTCCCAACGCGCTCTGGATACTCGCGCCGATCAAGATGATGTTGGAGCCGGTGATTGCACCTGACTGCACAGGGATGGTCACCATGCGAATGGGACCGGTGTCTCCAGCCGTCTGAAGCGGGTAAATACTAACACCTTCAGAGACGTTTACAGAGAGCTGTGGTGAAAGTGCGTTGAGGCCGATACCTCCCGACACCACCGTAGCACTGTGGTCGATCCGCATGACGTAGCCGTACTCGTTGAAGTTGTCCGGCTGAAAGTCGGCCTGCTGGATCGGTACCCACTCCATGCCGATGTTCTGAGGCGATCGCGGGTTGTAGTCCATCAGATCGCCCTCACCGTCGTGTGGATGTTTCGTCTCGCCAGTGCGTCGATGATTCCCAGTCCCACCGCATTCCCAACCGTTCGTGCCTGCTGCTCGGTCGGCGTGACACCCTCGAAGGTGACCGCGATCGCGTTCGGTCCGAACGTGATGTTTGTCCCACTCACCACGTCCTTTAGGATGTCCTTTAGTTTACCTAGTGGTGAGACGACCTCATCCTCACCACCTTCAGCGATCTGTGCGATCATACCACCTGGCTTCGCACGGGCGATGCCACCTCGCGCGAGCTGGGGGATCCGCGGCAGATCACCCGGAAGGAACCGATCGACCTCGGCGATGCCGTCATTGATCTTCGAGATGGCACGGTTGATCATACGCTTGATCGCGTCACCGATCCGGCCACCGACATCGTTGACGAACCCACCGAGCCGGCTCGGTAGGTTGCGAATGAAGCCGATGATCGCATCGATCGCGGATGACGCCTTCTTCTTACCACCCGTGAAGATGTTAGTGAAGAAGTTCGCGACGGCGGCTCCGATCGTACCCGCGAGAGCACCGATCCGCGCGGGCAGCGTCTTGACGAAGTTGACCACCGCGTTGACACCGTCGGTGGTCAGCTGCTTAGCTCGTGTCCACGCGTCGGTGAAGAACCGGCCGATCATTCCTGGAAGCTGCTGCACGAACGTCGTTACAAGTGCGATACCATCTCGGGTGATGTCGACGACGTTCTGCCACAGCTGGGTGAAGAACGCCGCTACCTGCCCGGGAATGCGTGAGATGATCTCACCGATCTTCTTCGGTAGTGTCGTAAACGTGAAGATGACAAGACCGATCGCGATGCCGACCCGGTGAAGAAAGTCGTCCAGCATGTCCTGGATAAACCCGCTGACGAGACCAGGAAGCGCCTGGATCGCCGCCAAGATCTTACCTGGAAGCGACTGGAAGAACGAGACGACGTCATCGATGAAGCTGCTGATCTTATCGACAACCCCACCGATGAACTCGACGACCGCCTGGAAGCCGTCCGCGACCGCACTTCCGATCATCCTGAAGAAGTCACCGATCGCACCGGCAGCCTTACCGATGCCCTTGGCACCGGCGGTGACACCGTCGATCAGTAGGTGAATCCAGCCGATGGCGAACTCGATCGCTTTAGCGAGTCCGATGATGACGGCGACGGTGACCTTGATGTTGTCCACAAACTCCTGGATCGTCCGCTGTCCCTCTGCGGACTCGAAGAAGTCGGCCAGACCGTTCACCATATCGGTAAGTGTCTGGATGAAGTCGCGACCCTCATCGTCCGCGTTGGAGAAGAGTGCGCTGAACAGGTGACCGAGCGCACCGATCAGCTCGAACAGCTCCTTCGTCGTCGCGATCGCATCCTCGACGAAGTCATTGAAGGCTCCCGACTTCGTGGACGCGTCGATGAACGCGTTGAAGCGATTGAGCAGTCCGCCGAACGCGTCGGCGAACCGCTTAATGAACGGAAGACCCGCGTTCACTAGCGTGAGGAACGTGTCGAGGAGGTTCACCAGCGGGACGTTGATCGCGTCGATGATCTGTGCGGTCGTGTTGAAGAGCGCGTTCAGCGTCTTAATGGTCGTGGGCTGCTGAAGGAACGCGAGGAAGTTCTCAGCGAGACGACCCAACGATGCCGCGACGTTGTCGATGCTCCTCTGCAGACTCGGGAGTAAGATGCGAACCGTTTCACCAATGTCACCGACGATCGGCGCGAAGAACGACTGCTGGATGTTCTTTCGAAACGCGTCAAAGACCTTGTTGAGACCGGTGATCTCCTTGACGATCGCGCGAGCCGCCGGAGACAGCTTCTTCATCGCCTCGGCGATCTTCTCTGGGTCACCGTCGTTCACGGCCTTGATGGCATCGCCAAGCCCCTGAAACGCGAACACCAGTGGCAAGATCGCCGCGACAAGAACACCTAATCCAGCGGGAAGCACACCGATTAGACCGATGAGGTCTCCTAGCGCGCCGACGAGAGCGATCACCGGGCCGATCGCTGCGGCGATAGCGGTGATCGTCGCGAGGATGGCGATCAGTCCAGCGGGAGTAGGTGCCGCAGCTCCTAGGCCGACGAGTGCTGAACCGAGTGAGACGACCGTCTCACCAAGTCCCTTGAGCGCCTTGTCGAGGAAAGAGAACCGGTCGTTCATCGCGTCCTGCGCCTGGTTCGCCGCGTGACGGATCTTCAGTGACTCGATCTCCGCGACCCGCTGGGCCTCACGGAACGCGTCCTCGATCCGTTCTCCCATGCGCTCGAATGAATCGGCGGTCGAGTCCGCGGCCAGACGTCCGACCTCGGCGATGAGTTCCTCGGCCGCAACACCTTCCTTGCTGACGACCTTGAAAACACGCTCGATCTTATCACCGGCGGCGTCGAATGACCGTTCGAGAACGGAGGTGACGACCTTACCGTCCTTAGCGATCGACGTGAACGTACGTTCGATCTCACGACCCGCGGCGTCGAACGATTTAGTGATCTTCTTCGTCAGCGCCGCGGTGGACCGATCGACCTGCGCGTACGCCTTCTCGACGTCACGGTTCAGGTCACGAGAAAAGTCACGTGTGTCGGGTTCGATCTCGACAAACGCGCGGTCGATCGGTTGCGTCACCGGTTACCTCCGCAAGGTGCTCTGGCGCATCTGGGCGGAAAGAAGCATGTTCGCCGCCTGAGTGGAGTCGCTTTCTTCATCACTCCACCAGTCGGGAACCGGGATTCCTCGTTCGTCGACGCGACGAACGAGGCTGCGCGCGCCGCGAGGTGGCAGAAGCTGCCTGTTCAACTCGGCCTGCCTTTCTTCGGGCGTGACGGTCAGGAGGTAACGGTGGAGAAGGTTGCAGTACCGATCGAGGGCGAGGTCGTCGGGATCGACACCTCGTTCGGCACACCATCCGTCGAAGATGTTCCAGTTGCCTCCGTCGCCGAGCCAGCCGAAGAGCTCTGCGACGGCTCCGTAGGGCGCTTCGCGATCTCCTCGACGAGGTAGTTCACGATCTCCAGCGCCTGCGCGAGATCGATCGGGTTGTTCTTACTACGCAGTCGTTCCTTCATCAGCGCGGCCGACTTGTCTACCAGCGCGATGTCGAAGAACTCGGTTACCGACTCGATCTTCGCGTCGAGTCCTTCGGCGGACTGGATCCGTGCGACGACATCACCGATCAGAAGTGCAGCGACGGCGGGTACGGTGTGGAACGTGTCACCGTCGGCGGTGAACTCCACTCCTGAGGTCTTCCGGGAGAAGTCTCTACTCATGGAACGAACCTAACCGATCGATCATGAACATCGCAGCAGTGTCACAACTGCTGCGGCCCGATCTGTGCGGCACCCAACGCATCGGCGAGGAACGGATTGGCGCGCATGCCCTTGACCGAGCGAGCGTAGACGTAGGTGCTGGATCCGTGTGGCTTGAACCGTAGGTAACGCTTCGTCTTCGGCTTGATCAAGGCGTGCCGTGGTCCGTAGAGACCGGTGCCGTCGTGAACCCAGATCGCGTACTCGACGTTTGTTCCGATGCGAACCGTCAGCGTACGTGAGTTCTTCTTCTTCAGCTGCACGGAGATGGATGCGCGAAGCTTTCCGGTGTCGACTCGCTTCGGTCCCGACGGACCACCACCGAGGTTCTTCCGTGCTTGTGCCTGTACCCGGTAACCGCGGATGAGCATCTGCTTCGCAACAGGCCCACTTGGACTGGTGAGCACACGTTCGATCTCGACGGGGTTGAGCTGGTGACGAACGCGAGACGCCACGATCGCCTCCTACACAACCTGAAGGCTGAACCGGATCGCGACCTCACCGGCGTCTCCGTTCACCTGACGATCGCTGGATGATACACGGTAGTCATCGATCTGCTGGTCCTGCTTCATCTGCGCAAGGCAGCACCTGATCGCTTGACGCATGTAGAATTCCTCCACACATTGCAGAAGTGCCGCGTTCGTCTGCTGCGTTGGAGTAGGTGGTGTCTTACCCTCATTCGTGGGCGCGGGATGATACTCGCAGCGAACCAGCGACGCAACACAGCGAACGGCGGTCGAGCCGTAGTCACAGCCGAGGTTGGGATCCTCCAGCTCCTCCACAGGGAACCTACTGGATGCGTACGGACCGTGCTCGAAAGCGATGCCGAGCTGTGAGCAGTACCGACCCTTACCACCACCGATGTCCCAAGGAACCTCCTGGCCGGGTGCGATAAGCACACGATCCGGTCGACCGTGCGTACCGTCGGCGACGTGGTCCTCCAGCTCTTGCGCGATGCACTCGGCGACCCCTGTCACCGCAATGAAGTATGTGATCGGTGTCAGCATCAGAAGCTCGTTCCCGTCACACGCGAGTTCGGTCCATCGACGTCGTAAAGTCGTGGACGCGCTGCGAGGTTGTTCGGGTTGTATCGCTGGACGAACTGGTCGACGTACTTGAGACCGGTGAAGCCCGACTTGATCAGTTCCGAAACCTCATCCAGCGTGAAGGACAGACCCTGCCGTGTGACGTTGGTGACGTTGTCCGGCAGGGCACAGTCGTCACCTAGGACGTCGGCAATGATCTGACAGAGGAGCTGCCCCATCGCGAACTTACCCAGTGTGGGCATGGGCTCACCGTAGATCGCGGTGACGGACCACGTACCTTCCGCGGTGATTCCCAGGTTCAGGTTGTTGCAGAGAGGCCACTGATCACCACCGAGGCGAACGAGCTTGCGGTAGTCATCCAGTCGGTAGTCTGTGACGGGATCGAGGACCACACCGTCGACCGTGACCTGCGCGATCTCACGTACCGGTCCGGGAAGCAGGGTCTCACTGACGATCGAGCACGAGCAGTCCGTTCCACAAGATCCACACGTGATGTTGTACCATAGGCCGTTGATCAGCGCAGGCCACGGACCCCAGCCCCCACCAACGTCCCACCAGCCGGCCGATAGCCGGTTCCAGCCATCCCCGTAGCATTCTTTACGGCACGGCCGCAGAGTTACCTGGCAGGTATCGAACCTCTGACCGGAGGCGAAGTAGAGGATCTCACTAGCAGCCTGCACGGCGTAGCCAGAGATCGCCGCGGCCTCCGTCGGGATCGGTACGCAGAAGCCGACCCAGTCGTACGGACGGCACGGTCCTGGCGAGTAGAAGTCATCAGGCAAGATAACCGGCCCTCCTGTGATCGACGATCCACTGATCGTAAGAGCGCCGAGGTTGACGGTCGCCACACCGACGGCCGTTCGCTTTCCCACCGCGGTGGTGGAGATCGCGCCAAGGTTGACGGTAGCTGCTCCGTTAACACGCGGAGTTCCCGTCGCTCCAACGCCCAGTCCACCAAGTGAGACACCTGCGGAACCCTTGACGATGGTCTTACCAACGGCACCGATCGTCAGCGCACCGAGGTCGACGGTGGCGGTCCCCTCGACGACCGGTGGTGCGAGGTTGTAGTCGAAGTTAGGAGGTTCAACACCGAGATCGACGGTGGTTCCGTCCAGCAGTGTTTGGTTCGCACCGTTGCCGGTGAGGTCATCAACGGGAGTGTCGTTGAGCCGCCACAGAGCGATGACGCCGGCACTTACCCACGCGGACAGACCGGGTCGCAGGGCCTCGATCGCGGCATCGTTAAGCACCGACGACCAGACACCCTCAGCTGCGACGTAGCCGTCGTAACGGTTGGATCCAGACCCATCGGAGATTCGCAGGTTGTCGACGGTACCGGTGCCATCGGACATCGTTCCGCGATCGGTGTGTGTCCATGTGTTGGTGCTCATGACGCACAGGTGGTCACGAACCGTTGCGGATCCACCGGCCTTGGTGACCGCCCACATGTACCAGGTGCCGGTCGAGATCGTCGAGCAGCCGGTGAAACCTGCACTGGTCTCGTAGAACAGCTGACCACCTGAGATCAGTACGTCCCAAATGACCGCAGCACCACTGGTACGTGCGCGTAGAAGCGCTTGATCATTACCAACGTCGTCAGCGTTGAACACGATGACAACGGTGATCGGACCACCGTCGACACCTGTAAGTCCTCCGGCCGCAAGCTGCAGCAGGTCGGTGGTGAACGACCGCTCAAAGTGGCGGCTCACGGTCAGCTCGCAAGCGTGACGGTACCGTCAAGTTGTCCAGCGGGGATCCGGAAGTCATCACCGGCCGTCACGGGGTTGGCGGTCACCGTGCCGGATCCACCGAACACACCACCGGCACCGAGGGTCCAGAAGGTGCAGTTCGTGTACGTCTCACTGGCGGCGACGGTCGTCCAATCGATGTCCGCGGCGTTGTCGATGTGTCCTGCGGCGGCGGCGTTCATCAGCGCTGAAACGTCGACTCGCACGGTGTTACCCGCGACGTTGTTCGTACCGTTCGCACCCGGGGATCCGATGTGGAGCTGCATGAACTTGTACGTCGCGAAGAAGTTGTCCAGCGCGTTGTTACCCGCTGTAGGACCCCATCCCGGTGGCATAACCTCTCCTATCGACCAAACGACCGGGCAGCCCGACCTCCATCAAGCTACCCGGTCGCTCTTGTTCCCCCGGATCAACCAACCTCCGACGCCGACGCTGGAGGCGACTTACGTCAGCAGCACCGCACCACACGAGGATGTCGGTGGTGCCGTCGATGTGATGTTGAACAACCAGTGGTCACCGTCCTGCACGGACTGATCGATCCACTTCGTTCCCGTACCAGGTCCCGTTCCCCACGACGTGGAAGCGCTCTCGGTCTCGGCGTTGAACGCCATGGTCAGTGGACCGTTCTCGATGGAGTAGTCCTGGATCATCGCGTGTCCCACGTTCGGCCACGCCCAGTACACGTACTGCTGCTGACCCTGTGCGTTGCAGCGTCCGGCACCGGTAACCTTCTGCCAGGTCTCCAGCGAGAACCGAGCGGTGACCAGACCGGTGCCACCGACGACACCGGTGCCGCTGGCCGGCGTTCCGGTCGTCAGAAGTCGTTCACCGGTGACGAGTACGAGTGCGTCCGGATCCAGCACGCACATCTGAATCGCGAGTGAAACGCGCGACAGCTCCGGCTCACCCTTCTCGTTGATGCAGAAGGCGCCGTTGGCGTTGCGCTGCTGGTAGACCTCGCCCTCCTCGTACTGAGGAGACGGGCCGATGCTGATGAAACCGTCGGTGACCACGACCGCACTCTCGGCACCGGTCACGGGAACCCCGCAACTGTCCACCTTGACGAGCCGCATCACCGTGCCCTTGATCGCTGATGCACATCGCTCAGCCATGGTTCTCCCTCTTACGTAGCCGAGTTGGCGGTTCCGGTGACCGCACCACCGGTCGAGACACGCACGCCGATGAGGCAGCAGTCCCAGCCAAGTAGGTAGGTCCGTTCCATGATCAGTTCGAGTGTGTTAACCGAACGGTCGAGCGAGTCGGTCCGTGAAGCCACCTGCTTGGGCGTACCGCGGTAACCCATCAGCGCACCCGTTGCGTACATCCAGCTCGTTCCAGTAGGTGCCGCCGAGCCGTTCGGTGCGGTTCCAGGGAAGCCCGATCCGGGAACGACCATGTTCCCCTTGCCGGTGAACCAGCGGTTGTTCCGCTGGAACACGAGAAGTTCATTGAGGAGCTCCTCGAACACCGGTAGGGTGACGTAGATCAGACCCTGCGCACCGTAGCAGTCGGCAAGCTGCTGCTCCAGAACACCAAGACCCTCGACGACGTCGACGGTTCCGGTGACCGGAACGGACGCTGCTGGTTGAAGCATGACCATGCCCGCAGGCTGGTCATCCTCCACGAAGACCTCACTGTCCGCGGCCAGGTGTGGAAACGCAATGTCCGCATCACCGGCGACGATTCCGGTCCAGAACGTCGCCTCGACGGTCTTCGGCTCGTAGCGACGAATCGCCTCACGAATGTTCGCCTCCGCGTCATCCCACCAACCTACGGGCGAGCAGTCGATGCGAGTGTACACCGTGAAGGCGGTGGCGGCGCGCCAGAGGCGAGCCGCCGTCTCCGTCTTGGTCGGGTTCGGCGTGTCGTCGTTCTCGTCAACGATGCAGATGTCGTACGTGGTCGACGCGTCACCGCAAACGACCGGGTACATGACACCCATCCGCCAGTGGGGATCGGTGGAGTCCACCCACTGGACGTAGTCCAGCAGGGTGTAAGACTCAGGGGTGACGAGTGGTGGAGCTACCTCAAGCGGTCGTACCATGTCGTCACCTCCCTTGTGTCGTCGTCTTCATTCTCCGGTAGCCGGGCCTTAGACGTTGCAGCCGGTGGCCGACGCCGCACCCGAGATGCCGTTGACGCAGTCGTCCACGGTGACCACGCGGGACTCGTGACCGATCTTGGCGAGCAACCAGCACTCCTCCATCCAGGCCGCGGTGAAGTCGTTCGTCTCGTTGAGAACCGAGTCGCGGACGACGCCGAGGTCCAACGTCATGCCCTGACCGCGGACCCACGTGCCGGCGGGGTACATCATGTACTGGGTGTTCGCTGCCCAGTTCGTCGGCGGAGTGCCGCTGAAGCCAGGCTGTCCCGACGCGCGGATCTGCCAGTCGGTGACGAACTGCGTCCGGATGCTCCGGCAGTCGAACCAGTCGGCCAGCATCGAGTCGGTGACGCACTGCCAATCGCTGATGCCGGTTCGCATCGCGAAGTCGGAGCGCATCTTGTCCCGGGCGAACCGCGGGTAGACGGCCTCGACGACGGCGTCGTCGCACATGTTGTACTTCTCGACGAGGTCTCGACGCTCGAAGGTAGCCGAGTTGAGCAGACCCCACGAGGACGAAACGTCCGTGCCGGTGGTCGTGACGGCGACCGAGTCGGCGACCATCTTACCGATGAGTCGCGTGTTCATGTAGTGGTAGTGGATCGCCTCGACGAGCCGGAGGTGGTTCTGAATGAGCTCCGGGTACGCGTCCTGCGTCAGGTTACCGACGGTGACACACATACCGTCGCAGTCGAGGGTCGCGTCGTTGAAGTCGGGGCACGGAACCCGAACGCACGGCTTCACACCGGACTGCGCGGTACCGGTGACGGCCGCGATGTCCTGCGTGTTGGTCCAGGTCCAGACGACGCCCGGCAGTGCGGCAATGTCACCGAACGACGGCGAGACCGGCCACTGCAGGCCGCCACGACGGATACCCAGTGTGGGGAGATCTAGCGTGCCGTCAGTGCAGACGATGTTGTAGAAGTCGTACGAGATCTCGTGAGGCGAACACCAGCCGCCGGCGGCGACGAGCGACGCGGGGTTGGTCGCCAGCTCGAGGATCTCAGACATCTTCTCGAGATCCATCTTGTCGTTCACGGTGTGCGTGAACTTCCGCTGGAGCTGCGCGACGGGTACCCGGTTGCCGACACCGTTGTTGGTGACGCCCATGGTCCGCGCCCGGGCGATCATCGCGCGGGTCAGGCCCTCCATGTTCGGGATCAGACCACCCTGGGTGAAACCCGGGATGTCGGCCGACGCGACAAGCACGTCCATGCCACGCTCCGGCGCCTCACTGATCTTGGAGAGCGACTGCGCGCGACCAAGATCGACATCACTGGTCTGAAGTGCCACGGGCTTCACACCGCGAAGTGCGGGGTTGAGGCTCTTCTTCGGGCCGCCCAGTCCACCCAACTCACGGAGTGCGGTGGTCACGCCACCCTTCTTCGCGGCGGGGATGACCTCGCCTTCCAGCGCCTCCGCGTCTTCGGCGGCCGCGGCTACCTCGTTGCCCTTGACCCGGGCCAGGATCGCCGCGGCGGACTCGGAGTTCTGCGTCGCCTCGGTCTCACGACGACCGCGCTCGGCGCGAACACGCTCGATCGAGTCGGCCAGGTGTGCTCCGCGCTCAACGTGCTCGGAGGTGACGCTGTCGCCGTTGAACATCGTGTCGACCTCGGCGGTCGCCGCGGCCTCATAGGCATCGAGGTCCTCACCGCTGAGGCTGCGAATCTCATCGCCCTCAGGCAGGACCAGCTCGTTTTCGTCCACCCTGTAATTCCTCACGGTGAGAAGATTGAAGATCTAGGAGGATACTACAACACGGTTTCACGGTCGAGCCAGGAATCTCCCGGCCGTGTTTTTACCGGACAGCTACCCGCGACTGGTGCCACGCGAGTTCGCGATCGCGTTGGTCTGCGACCTCGTAGCGATCTCTTGTGCGTTACCGCCACCGAAGCCCTCGATCGTCGAGCTACCGGTCTCTTGCGCGGAGGTCCGCTGATCACGTTGCCGCTTCGCGGCGCATGGAGTACATCCCACTTTCTTCTTCTCCTTTGGAGGTGTGGCGGTCGCCGCGGACGCCGTCAGCGGATGCGCGCCTGAGTTGATCCGGTCTCTGATCGCCGCCAAGGTCTGGCGGTTGCTGTTGCCGATACGTGCGCGAATGCGACCGAGCTCCAGACGGTTCTGACCCGGGTCCTCGATCGTCTCGTCGTAGGCGGCTTCCATGAGCTTGATCGGTACGGAGCTGGCGGTGACGACCGAGTTGTCGTCGACGCGTACGGCTGCGACGTCGGTCGACCGTGCGAAACCCGGCACCGGTACGGACAGTGCCGCGACGAACTCCTTCCAGCCGCGACGCTCACGGTGCGGTGCCCAGTCACCCGACAACTGACACGCCTGGAACCGCTGGAAGTCGGCGGTGGACATCGGAAGGATCGTGCCCGCAACCCACGGCGCCTTGTGCTTCCGCGACTCCCCAACCCGGACCAGTGCGGCGACGGAGCACGAGTTGTCGTAGTGCCTCATACGCTCCTCGGAGTCATCCGACGCGTAAGGGCTCAGGTGCCCGCAGCTCATCGTGATGATACCGGTGCGGATCTTGAGCACCTCGCCGTTGCGACCCTCGACGACCGTGGGACGGTTCATCCAGCGGGTGTAGTCGACGTTCCCCATCGGGATCGTGACCTTCTTACCCCGGAAGGCTCGGTGGGCTACTCCGGACGGACCGACCAGTCCGTAGATGTGACCGTTCGGTTCGATCCACACGGCACCGATCGGCGGCAGCTCTGCCGGTTCCTCGAAGAACGCGAGCGGTGGCAGCTCGGGGATCTCGATGGTGTAGCCTCGCTTACCACCGGATGCCGCGGCGGTGATCACCTTGACTCCGTAGTCGTAGTCGGGACTGACTACGGTCTTCCGACGCTTCCGACGAACATCGGCTCCCTCATCACTCTCAGGGTCACCGATAACTTCTTCCTCGTAAACGGGAGCGTCGTCCTCATCGTACTCCATGATGTTCCGTGTGGAGTCGGCTCGAGGTGGGTTCGAGTCGCCACCACCTTCGTCATTTCCCTTGGAGGGATCGTCGTCGAACCGGCCCCTGATGTCGCGAACGTACCTACGCACCTTGCCACCTGTGGCGGTGAGAGGCTGTTCATCCAGCATCGACAGGTCTCCGGTCAGTTCCAGTGACGCCCCGACGAAGGCGGGAAGGTTAACCAGCGTGGCGCCGCGGACGCGACCCCTGTGGAAGATGGTCTTCTCCGGCGGCGCACCCATCATCACCTCGAGAAGCTGCTCTTCCTCGGTGGCATTCGGATCGGGCTGCGCGTAGATGAGCTCGACGTCGGCATTCTTCACCGAGTCGGCGTCGATGGAGACACCGTTGAGGTACTTGTTCTTCATCTTCCGTGCAGCCTGCATACCGTACGGATCATCGAGGTCGATGGTGCCACGCCCCATGATCTTACGGCCGTCGCGCCAGACCTCGGTGATGTTGCCGACGTTGGTCGACTTGTCGGTGTCTCCACCGTGACTGGTCTCGTACTGGTACATCAGCGGTAGTGGAGGTGTGGCCCAGTCCAGCGAGCCATGAGCGAACTCGCGACCGTCACCGGTCTCTTCACCCTCCAGTGCAAGAACGCCTTCCCAACCGATCGCGTTGACCGGTGAGTTGTCCGTGTCGAGCACCTCCGCAGGCGCGCCCAAGCGGCGCACCGGTGCGTTTCCCATTCTCACCGCAAAGCTCTCCGTTTCTCCGCTGTGACCCTTGCCGGGTGGTGCTCCGACGGCCTCGACGTGGTACTCGTTACAGAGTCCTTCGGGATTGCGCACGTACTTCTCTAGGTGTGTGACGCAGCGGTCAAAGTCACCGGGTGTTCCCCAGCGGATCTTCGCGGCTCCCTCACCGTGTGTCCAGTACTCGCGAAGACCACGATCACTACCGTACGCCTCGGCCGAGATCTTGACGATTCCAGGATCAGGGTACAACATCTCCGTGTCGCCGGAGGCGGTCAGCGTCTCAGCGTCCGTAAGACTCGTGTTGAGGACGTCGTTCACCTCCGCGTCGGTGAGCCCGGTGCCCTCCTGGTCACCCTCATCTTCCTCGACGACCTGGAACTGGACGTTGTCGTCATCGGTCAACGGTGTAAGCTGCTGCGGTGTAGTCACGACGGAATCACCTCCAGGTGCACCGTCGTGGGTTTACCGTAACCCGATGACGGTATGACCTTCTTAACGCGGTACTTCAGTCCCGCGGCGAGGAGGAACTCTTCCTCACTCTTATGAACACTAACCGTGTACACCCACGCACCCGGTGTTCCAGTGGGTACGTCGATGATGAACTTGACAGGTTTACCCGAGAACGCCGGTGTCGACTTCGCACTGGTGGACAGGAAACCCGGTTCCTGCAGGATCTTACCCTCCAGCTCCTGAAGCTTCTGGATCCGTTCCTTATCCGACATGCCCGAGCTGCTCGGTAGGCCTACCGATGACCAGCCAGCACCACGTGTCACCTGAAGTGGTGCCGTGGTCGGACGCATCGCCGCCTGCAGTTCAGCGTTCCTCTTCTTAACGGCGGGAGTACATGTAGCCGGCTTGCGAAGACAACCATTCATCGCACTGTAGCCCGAGCCGGTGTACGAACTGATCGCTGACTTCTGTGCAGGCGTCCACATCCCGTGCTGTGCCATCATGTTGTTGTGAATTATGTTCATACCTGTGACACCCTGGATCTTGTACGTCCCGGGTGCCGACGTAGGTCCGATGTGCGGTTCATCATGAATGAAGACGGTCGGTCCAACGTGTACCGGTCCCGGTGTCTTCGGTGCAGTCGGTGTCACGTATGAAGGTGTCGACTTGGTCTTGGTGACCGGTAGACCGAGTGACTTCGCGATCGCGACGCCGTTCTTGGTCTTCAGGTACTTCGCAACCTTGTCGGTGAACGGAGTTGGCGACGTCTTGGTCTTGGTCGTCGTGTCCATGTACGCCAGGACCTGCGCCATCGTGAAATCCGGGTGGGTCTTTAACGCGTCGGACAACGCCTTCAACATCTGGTCCGCGCTCGTGTGCCACTTGACACCCTGGTCATCGAACGTCTTCTTGAACGACGTAGCGACCGTAGGTGTCAGCTCAGCCGGTGGCTTCGGCGGTGGCTTCAGACCTCCACTCGGCTCATCAGCCTTCGTCCAGGTACCGGAACCCTTCGCGATGCTGGCCAGCACCGCTTCGTCATCCGCGTACGTGTTGACGTTCTTCCACGGGCTTGAGTCGTTCGACCGGTTCTGCTTGATGAAGATCCCACCGCTGAAGATCATCTGCGTCTGCCCGCTGGAACCCGGTTTGGTGTACGTTGCGACGACATCGCCGTTCTGGTACTGACCCTGCTGGATCGTCTCAGCAAGACTGAGGCCCTTCGTCGGCTTCACCTCGGTCATCGGTGTGACGACGATCGGTGATCCAGCGGGAGCTACCGCACCGAGGAACCAGGGACCCAACTTGTTGAACTTCTTGTAGGCCTCGGCCTTACCGTACGAGTCACCGTCGATCCAGTCACCGGACACACTCTGCTGCTGGGTGACGATCTTGTTGTTCTTATAAACGAGACGCTCCAACGGCTTACCACTTGGAATGTCCAGTGTGGCGATTACCTCGCCGTTCTGGTACTTCCCATAAATGATCGCGTTAGTGAGCTTCGGCACCTTCTTCGGTGCGACGGACGGCACCGATGACGGAGTTGTCACAGACTTGACAGGTCCGGGTGGCGTCATCGGCTTACCGATACCCATCCAGCTGTAGTCCGCCTGACCAAACTCCGCGAGCGAAGCGTAACTTTGGATGAACAGGAACTTTCCGTTCTCATCCTCTACCTGGTCCTCGAGGTACCACTGGCCGGTAGGTGACATCTGTGCAACAAGTCGGTGGTATGAAGCGTCCTGCGGGTTGTAGCCGCCGGCGACCGCGTGGCCCGAGGCGTACTTACCCTGTCCCACTTGGTTCCAGAGCTTGACGTGTGGTGCTCCGCTGGTTGAGAACGGACCCGGGTGAACAGGATCGACTGGGATGAGGCCGTTCGACGTGTCGATTCCCATGTCAGCGGGAGTCTTTACGGACGACTTCTTATTGATGTCATACTCCGATAGGTCGGACGCGATGAACTCGTCCTCGGAGTGCCACGTCCGCCCGATGAACCACTTATCGTCAACCTGGTCGTACTCCAGTTCCTGCAGGTACGGCGCACCGGTGACGGGATCGAATCGGACGACGACCTGCAGCGGGTTTCCCTTACTGTCGAGTGATGCCCCCTTGAGGATGACATCACCCTGTCCAAGGCTGAGAAACTCACCACCGATCGTCTGATCCCACAGGTCCTCCTGGTACGTCCCCGAGTAGTCGTAGACATCACCACTCAACGTCGGTACGTCATCCAGCGTGAGAGGTGTGTCGACCTTGCTCGCCATGTGCTGCTTGAACGCGTCGGTCGGGGACAACGACACATCGGTGTCGATCTCGTCACCAATGATAATGTCGTCATCTTCAGTTTGATGATCGGTGACCGGGTGGAACCCGACGTCACCCGTGACCGCGGACAGGACACCCTCCTGCTCGGCACGCTTCAGCAGGTTCTCACGCCGCGCGATGAGCTTATCGGCGAGCTTCTTGTCCTTGACGATCGCACGGATCTTCTCAGGCGTCAGCTGCTCCACGTGCTCGACGGCCTTGGCGAGCTCCGAGTCGGAAAGTCCTGCGAACAACTTCGCCGACTGCGGGTTCTTCTTCGGGTCCCGCAAGGTATCCCACTCGACGACGTCGGTGCCGAACGCGTTACCCTTCGGAGTCCCCTGTGCGCGGAACTCCAGCGCACCACCCACGTCGATCCGATGCGGCTTACCCTGCTCATCAAAGATGATGTTGTCGTATGTGAGTCCTGCCACGTCCCAGTTAGCGAGAAGCGCGTCAACGGCGAATCCTTCACGTGCCGCGAGTAGTGCGTCCGAGTCGAGGTGCTTCACCACCGTACTAAGCTTGGCGGTTCCCTCAGGAACGATTCGCGTCGCGGTCTGTGGTCCCTTCCCAAGCTCAGAAACCCCTGCCTTGAAGCCCACGATCACCTCAGGAACGTCGATACCCGCTTCACGGTAGAGTGCTGAAGCAAGTCGCTCATTCTCCGCGTGCGCTGAATCTTTCTGTGCCTTAACGTACCAGCGGCTGCCGTCAGGTGCCTCATAGATGCCACCCTCGTTGGAACCCTTAGCGCCACTAACCTTCTTCAGCTTAGAGAAGTCACCGACGAGAACGTCATCCACACCACCCGGTACGGAACCCGGTACCTCGGGTGTCTTCACATCGGGTGGGAACAGGTCGACGATGCTCTCCTTCCACTGGCCACCAGCTAGTGGTCCGAGGAGGTCACCGTTGTCATCAAGTGCCTGGATCTCATCCAGTGTGAGCCACTTCGCGTCACCGGTTTCCAGCTGCGCGTTCTCACCCGACAGGTCGGGAACGAGCTGGTCAGGAACGGTCGCTGCGATGGAGGTGTACTTCCAGCCACCCGTGTCAGGTACCTCGACCTCGTGGAAGCCGTGTACTCGCCCCTTAGCGACGTCCTCCGGTTTGAATCCGAGCTCCTCGATGACCTCGCGCGCGGCCCCCTGGAACGGTGTCTCGTTGGAGTCGATGCCACCGCCTGGAAGCTGCCACTTCCCGACGTTGCTGGAGAGTCCCTTACCCCGCTGGACGAGCAGGTAGCGATCGACACCGTCCTCACCCCGGTGTCGAAGCATGACACCGGACGCACCGTACTTACCCCACGGGCCCTTAGAGCCGTCGGTCTTCTTGACGTAGCCGTCGCCAGACTTACCCGGGTCAGCTGCGGGAATGAGCATGCTGGGCTTACCTTCGGGATCAGGATACTTGGTCTTCGTCCCCTTCTTCCCCTTGGTCGATGGTGGCACGGCGTCAAGATCAAGGTCAAGTGTCTTCTTTTCCTCGAAGTCGAACGGCAGGTCGTCGGTCTCGTCCTTAAGGAACGAGACGATCCCCTCGGTAGACGGTGACTTGGTGAACTTACCGTCGTGATCACGTGGATGCTCGGACGGCTTGAACTGCTTCTTACCCGCTGCGACGACGGGGTCGTCCGGATCTTGAACACCGAGCGGGTAGTCCGTGATCTCGCCGCCGAACACGACGCGGACTCGGTCGAAGGTGACCGGTCCGAGCTTCTTCATCGCCTGCTTGACGACACTCATGTCGTCGGAGTACGCCAGGGTGATGTGCGGAACCCAGGGAGTGTGCTGCTCGGGCACCTCGTCGTCGAAGACGTCGGTGATGTTCTCGGAGATCGACTTATGCAGCGCGACCAGCAGGTCGGTGCCACGAACACCCAGCACCACCGCGGTGTTGAAGTCGTCGGTGCGTGGGTTGAAGATGTTCACCGAGAACGTCTCGGTCGTGATCGTCACGTACTTCTCGACGATCTCAGCGACGACGCTCGTCAGTAGCTGACGGTTCGCGAAACCCCACTCCGACGCCTCACCCAGAAACAGGAGGGTGGTGTGCAGCTCGGACGCCGGTTCGGCACCGTCGACATCCAGTGCGAGAGCGTTCGCGTCGTCCATGGCCGGCATCAGTGCGATCATGCCGCCGGAGTTGACCTCACCGGCCGCGGTGACCACGGACTCATCCAGCGAGAGGTCAAACGCCATCGAGCATCGACACTGGATGATCTCACTTGGGGGTGCAGTGACATCACCTGGCATCATCAGGTACGACAGGCCCTCGCCACAGTCGCCACCGCCCAGCGTGAACGGCGTCAGGATGTCGACCGTCTGGCCACCGGCCGCCTTGTGCGTGCAACGCGTGCGTTCGTCGTTGGTGTCCAGCCACTCCTTGATGCCGGTGAGACCTGAGACGAGAACCTGCTGGAACGATCCCGCGTTCGCGGCCATGTTCGCCTCGGTGCGGGCGATCACGTTGGCTCTCATCTGACTGACCTGAGCCGCGGCCTGAACCCGGTTTGCGAGCTTCGTCGCACTCTCGCCAAGTGAGAACCCGACGAGCAGCTCTTCGCGTACCTTCGTCCAGACGTGATCACCGATACCGACCAGCCGGTTACTCGCCGACGCGAGGTAGTCCTCCGCGAAGGTGTCTGAGACCGCGTCCGGAGTGAAGTCGTCAAACGCTTCCTCGATCCCCTGCCAGATGACACTCGCGGACTCGAGATACACGTCACTGAGCATCGGCATCAGCTCGGCCGAGACGTAGCCCTTCCACATACCGGTCAGCGCGGCCATCTCACCGAGGTCGACCGGTGCCATGGGCGAGGACGATCCAGCGGCGGTGACGACCTTCTGCTGGTTAAGCAGGCTGACGGCCTGACGACCGAGAAGCGTGATCTTAGTGTCGACCGCCGCGGCGAACGCATCCTCACGTTCACGCATCGTGGTCGGGTCCCACCCGAAGATCTTCGCCACAACCTACTCCCGTCCGGAGTCGTTCGATGACGTCGTGCTGCGATCGGGTGGTTCCTCCTCCGTAGCCGACTCGGAACCTCCCTCGATCGCTTGGGTCTCTGAGTCCTCCTCTGGCGGGAGAGTTTCCTGCCCCTGGTTCGACAGCTCGACTGCCCGTCCGGTGAGCTCCTCGAGGTATACAGGATCCGCTCCGGGGGACAGCGCCTGCCGCAGCAGGATGATCTGGATGAGCTCATTGTTGGTCGGCATGTCCGACTCCTCGAAACCCAGCGTGCGCATGTACGCCTTCGGGGAGATCGTGCCGTTGATGAACGCCTTCTCCGCGTTTTCACTGAGATCCGGCTTCTGTGTCAGCTCACCCGTGTCGTACCACGCGATGATCTCATCACCGTCGGGTGTTCGCAGGTCGTTGCCCGACGCGGCGAGCATCGGTCGCAGGTACGTCTTCGTCAGCGCCTGACACGCGAGCTCCACCGGAGGTACGACGTGCTGCGAGATCTCATCATCCTTGATCTCCCACGCGCCCCAGTGGTTCACCTCGCCGAGACCGGTGATCCGCTCCTTGGAGATGCCGACGGTCGTGGCGAGCCGCTCGATCGCCTGCCGCCGGTTCTCGATGATGTACTGGTCCATCGGCGTGAAGAACGTCAGATGCTTGATCTTCTCGAGGAAGTTGCCGTTGACCCGGAGCGGGTACGGCATCGCCGCACTGGCGGAGCCGGGGTTCTTGATGTTCCGCGACATGATCTCGACCAGCTCGGCGACGAACGGGTCGGCCGCGTCCTTGAACTGCGGGTTCACCGGGAACGTGATCTCATCCGGAAGCAGCAGGATACCGTTCATCGCAATGCGAGATACCAGCGTCGCGATGATGTGCTTGTCGTAGAGGGAGATCTCACGCAAGATCGGAATTGCCGACTTGGACTGCGAAACGGACAACCAGCCGAAGCGCGGATGCGCGTGACGGATCTCCGCGACGAAGCCCTGGATCGGTTCCCACGCACCGGGCATGACCTGGATCTGCCACTGACCGAGCTGGACGGAGCGACCCTGGCCACCACCGAAC